CAACCTGTCCAGCAACCTGTCCAGCAACAACAACCCATTGACCCTACCGCAAGAGCAATGGCTCAACAAGGACAAGCGGCACAGGACATCAATACAATTCAACAAGGAAAAGGGAAAGAAGAACAATCATGGTTTAAGAATCGTTCTGGCGCAGGTAAATTCTGGGACGCCGTTACCCTTGGCGCAACTTCTCGATTTGGTAAAACAGGCAGTGTGGCACGTCGAAAAGCGAATCAAGCATCTCAACAACAGACTCAAAACTACAATGCGGCATTGGCTCGCCAAAACCGAATGGCAAAATCAATGGAGTTCTATCATGACTTGATTGAGAGTCGTATGGCGATTCAAGAACGAAACACGACTTACAATCTACGCAGGTGATTCTCATGAACGAGCGTGACGAAGCCTTGGATTTTATCTACAAGGGTTTCCGTGAGGGTCGCCAACAACGAAGGGAGTCATCCCGACAACGTGGGGCAGACATCATCGCAGATCGTAGAGCAAGGATGGCTCAATACGGTTCTCGCAGTATGCCATTCCAAAATGTAGTGTCCTCAAGGCCACGACCACAACGAGGATCACCGAGCAGAATTCCACCTGCATCAACACCACCAATGCCTACTTCTACATTTTCTGATGATGTAACGACTCCCAAGGATGAGTCCAAGCCAGAGGTCAATGAGGCAATGCCTACCGTTGATGAGGCCGTTAGTTCGCCTCCAATTGAACGTGAATCCGAAATGGGCCTCCCTGAAGCGATGGCACGTCTTGATTTGTCTGTGGGTAATTCGGGCAGACCTACTACCCGTTACTCTCCAACCGATCCTAAGCCGTCCCAAGCAAATGTTCCGCAAGCACCCGAAAGGATGGAGATTCCCCAAGAAGGTTTGATTTATGACCCAACGGAAACCTCAACGGAAATTCCATTTGGACCGATTGATGCGAAGGGACTTTTGAATCCAAAGCCAGAAGCGGAAAAAACAGAACCCCAAAGACGAGATCTTGGTGAGGCTGGCGATATTATAGATGGTAAAGTGAAATACAATCTTGACGGAAATCGTGTTCCCGAAAGAAAACCCGTTCCTATGGGTGAAGGGGAATACAAACCAAAAACTCCTGAGCCTGAACGCTACAAACCACGTGAGATGCCTTACAAGAGAGAGTCGGTTAGAGGCCACGAAGAATTGACTCCTGCACCTACGCTCGAACCTGTTGAGGAAAAACCAACTACTGCTACTCTTCGACCAAAACTACCTATTCTTCAACCTAAGACAGAAGAAGAACAACACGAAACATCCTTCGAAACGGCGTATAATGAAATGACAAATCAGGGCATTGATGATTCCAAAGAAAAGGTTGAACCAGAGCCTGAAACTCCCGACCCTAAGCCCGACCCAAAGGTTGCAGAAGTCGCTTCTAAAGTCGCACCACCGAAAATAGAAACAGGTGGTAAGACGCCAAACGCAGAGGCCATCCGGCGACGAAGTGAAGAATTGGCCGAGATTGGGCAGGGTGGAAAAAAGCCTGAAAAGAAGACGTCTGAAAAGAAGACGTCCGATAAGAAAAAGAAGCCCAAGGCTGGCGAATATGGAATTGGTAGGAAGAATTGGTCTAAAGGCAAATTCACTGGCAAAATTAACAACAATGAATATCTGCCTGAATTGATTCAAGGCAAAGGCCTCACGGGTAACACAATTACGCATGAAGAGGCCGAGAAAAGAGGCTACACAAGAGCAAACCTCAATGGTCAATCCGTTTATTGGATGAAGGCTGACGGAGAAGGGCAAAAAAAAAATCTGAGTGACGATGAGAAGTCAACTCAAGATGTTTCACAAACCATCAGCCCAGGAAGTAAATCGCCAAGCAAGTATGTAGGCAAATCCGATGATCTGGAAAAAGCAATCACCAACGAGGAAATGTTGGGATTCAGGTCTTTGTTCGGGACAAAGAATTTGCCCGTTGTTCTCGGACCTGATGGCTTTGTCATGCAGGGTTCAGCCGTTAGTGGCCCACATGATCGAGCGATGGCAATAGGCGAATTCATGGACGACCCTTTCGATCCGCCCTTCCATCCAGCAATCACATTGCCTTTGGATAAATTAGTTCCACCGTCAAACGCTATGACATTACCTCCAAGGATGCCGAATGAAACCGATGAGAGTTATGATGTGCGTCGTAAGAAGATGGCAGATTACAAAAGGCGAATGCAAAATACAAATCAAAAAACGCTCATGGAAGATATGCAAATTCAAGAGGTTATCACTGATAAAATCAATACAAGGAGAGGCCCTTCGCAATACAATTCACGTGGCGGTTGGTCAATCGTTGATGACGATGGAAACAAAAGAGCGTTGACCCCCGATGAAGCCGAATACTATTCGAAAAAGAAAAAGACAAGCCCATTCAAGAACGTTCAACTTCCGAGATTGGGTTCGCCCTACTATGTCCATGAAGCGGATAACCCGATGGAAAATCAATCATGGCGCATGACTCTGATGAAGCCTCGTCGTTACGGAGTCGGGCCGAAGGACTACACTTGGGATGACCCATCCACCCTTGGTGAGAGAGTATTCTCTGCACCCACGTATGCAACGGATGAAGGCATAATGCGACCACCTCCTATGTCATCATCAGGACGTGATGGCATAAGAAGTGCGACGAAAGACGTAGTGAGCCTCAGCCCAAGAGAATTCTCAAGCCGTGTTAAATCAATACCAAAGGATGACTATTACACACGTGTAGGCAAAACTTCGGTCATGACTGAATATCTAAAGGATTATCAAAAATTACTGGACAAGTTGAAGATTGTTCCTGAGCAGGATATTGAAATCCGTTCCGGCGAAAATGCGCCTGTGGTGATTGATAATTTGGGTCAAGAAAGAACAACGTATGGTTTTGAACCTTCGAAGATGGCGTATATGTTAGCCCCCCGTGTTCATGAAGAGAGTTGGCAAAGCATGAATGATTTGTTTGAGTGAGGTGAAATGAATGTCTGATGCTCTAAATCAATTAGCCGCACAGGTTGATTTTGAGATGGGGCGTAAGGACTTCAAGTATTTCTTCGAAGAAATCTGTGGCAAATACGACAAAAAGAATCCGTGGATTCTGACCAAGTTTCACAAAGAGTGGTTCGATCTCTCCGAGGGTAATAGCAAAACCTGTATCATCGCCAGTCGTGACCACGGCAAGTCTGTGTTCTACCGTGTGTATCTGCTTTGGAAAATGGCATACAACCCTGGCACTGAAGTCTTGTTCTTTTCCCACAGTCAGCATCAGTCAATTGAACATATGGCGAAGATGAATGAATTGATTGAATCAACCCCTGCACTTCAGCATCTGAAGCCAAAGCGTGGTTGGGCAAAGCAGAAGTTCAAGTTCACCAACAAATCATCCATCTCGGCTATGTCTGTTGGCAAAGCAGTTCGTGGGGCGCACCCTCAGATTGTTGTGCTTGACGATATTCTGTCGAGTGAGGCTCAAACACAATTGAAGCACATTTCGTCTTGGTTCTACACTGCGCTTCTTCCTGTTCTTCACCACACTGCTCAACTCTGTATCGTTGGGACGCCTTTCTCATACACCGACCTGTATTCCGAACTGAAGAAGTTGAAGTCCTATGCAGTTCGTGAATATCCTGCTATCAATGAGCAAACAGGCGATCCACTGTTCCCTGAGCGTTGGTCTTTGGATGCTTTGAATGACAGGCGTAACGACATGACTTCAATTGCATTCACACGTGAGTATCTGTGTAAGCCGATTGCCAGCGATGCCAGCCTGTTCCCTGAAGAAGTTCTGAACAGAGTCAAGGATGATGAATTGGCATTGTCCTATTATCCACATGATGGAGAATCCTACAACTATTACATCGGTTGGGATCCTGCAATCTCAGCGGATCGGAGAGCCGACTACACATGTATGATGGTTGTTGCCGTTGATGAGAACAAAAACAAACACATCATCCACACACATCATGAGAAGGGAATGGACTTTTCTTCACAGATTGACAAAATCATCGAATTGAATGCTCGATTCAATCCGGTCATCATTGAATTGGAAACCAACAACTTCGCATTGGCATTCAATCAAGTGTTGAACGAAATCAGTGACTTGCCGATAAAACCATTCAATATGAGCCGTATGAAGAAAGAGGCTTTAATTCATACCCTCCAACTGCAATTCGAACAGGGGAAGTTGACTATACCCTACAAGGATGAAGGAGGGACAAGGAGATTGATGAATAATCTGTTGACTGAACTCTCCACGTTCACTATGCTTGACAACGGTAGAATGGAAAGCCTCGGCGGTCATGACGATATGGTTATGGCCTTGGCGTTATCTGTTCAAGCAACGAAGGAGTATCGAGATAGCATCGTCATCTTAGATGCCGAGATTTGGCAAAGTAGGTTAGGGTGGGCAAATGTTTGAGAAAAGTTGGCGTATAGAAGGAGTGTTCGGTATCGAATCGCCAGAGGACGCCATCATCAAAGTGCTTGATTCCAAACTTATTGACATGGAAATCAAGAACAACATGAATGAAAAGAAACTCCTTGAGCAAAAGAAGAAGGAGGCATCCAAGCAACCCGCAGAAAGCGCAGGTAGTCCCCGTGAAGATGCCGGTATTGAAGGTCTTGAAGGCGATAATACCGGCGGTGGTGATGTTCAACCCGGCACTGAAGTTGGTGAGGGGACATCTCCGTTGCCACAGGTTTCCTTGTCCAAGAGTTGGTTTGTAGATAACTTTGGGATGCAAGGCAAAGAAATTGTGGAACTCTTCATCAAATCAGGACGTGATGAGATGGTTTCTGTCATCGAGCCTTTGATTGTCCGTGAGCGTATGGCTCTGCTGAAATCATTCCCATCGGTATCTCCCGATCTTGTCAACAAATTGCCATTCACGGATTTCGATTGGGAGATGTTGCAGAAGAACACCGATTCACTTGAGATTCCATTTAGAAGGTTCGTCAAGAGTTGGAATGATGGGAATGAAGATGCTTATGACATCTGGTCAAACAGAATCACCAAAGAGGAACGCCTCAGCCTACCTGAGCGAAAATTGTTGCAGAAGGCTCACGATATTCTTGATGTTCATGGTAGCATGAATACTCAAGCACTGCAATCTCATGGAGTCAATACAAGCACCACCAAGATTGCCATGCTCATCAAGTCACACGGATTCCTGTATGACATCGAGGCACTTGGGGCAGGTTCACGAAACAATGACCGTGGACTGTTTTATGGTTTGAAGAAGCATGACATCTTTGTGAAAGATGCCGGTGCTTTGATTGGCGATCTGTATGAAATCGGTGGCAACATCGAAATCAGTCCCCGTGGAACGCCCCGAATAATTCTGCCTTTCAGTTCTAAGGTATGCAAAGAGTATGCCAATGCGCTTAACAGTGAAATGGGCGTAGGCGGTATCATCGCAGAAGGCAATGGCTTGGTGATTGAGGGCGAAACTTCTGTTTCAAAGGCAATCGAACAAGCCCTCCCCCATCTGAAAGAAAAGAGAGGCGAGGTCGTGATTTTGAAGAAGGCACTTGAGGATGACTCAGAAGCCCTCAAGTGTTTGACTTACGCTCATGCAAAGCCACAGAAGCAGGTGTCCTTGCTGAAATCGTGGAATATGTCTGAGGAATCATTTGTAGAGATGCAGGAGGCCGTAATCAATGGCGAGTAAAGAGAGAATGGAACGTCTGTTCTCCGCCATTGGCGTTGATATGGAAAGGCACACTACCCCAATGCCGACTATGCCTCTGTTCCAATCAGGAATACAAGAGCCACCATTGTTGCAGGGGATTACCATCCCTGCCCTGTATGCGGCTACATTCGAATGCGTTGTTCTACGTTCAATTCTCAATCACCTTTCTGTTGAAACGTTTCGTAAGGGGTATGGCTGGAAACCGAAGTTTGTTGTGAAGTGTCGAGAGTGTGATGAGAAGTATCACCAAGAGGTTGAGCAATGTCAGTCGTGTGGTGGTGAAGTCAGGAAGGCCGATAAAAGTGAAATCGAATATGCCGAGGCATTGCTGGAAAGCAAAAACGGCATGATGCAGAATTTCATTGAAATCATGAAAGAGATCGAGATGGACTTGAACATCGTTGACGATGCTTACCTCATCCTCACAAAAGAATACTTTGTGGATCCTGACTCCAAGCAGGTCATGTTCTACCGTATCAAGGAGATTACACGTGCAGACCCCATCTTCATGCGTATGTTGGCAGACAAGCGTGGTGTTCGTGGCGGTAGCCAATACACAAGTCTGGTTGACCGAACTTTCAGGACGAGTGACCCGAAGGACAAATGCCCTGTCACGGGTATGCCTGTTGTCCCTATTCACTACATGAACCTCGCAGGAGTTGGCAAAGGCCAAGTCTATACTGAAGGAGAGGTCATTCATCTCAGCAAATGGTCGCCATCCAAATTGTATGGCCGTAGCCCTGTGGCAACGATGTGGCGTCAAGTCAACACTTTGATTGCTATGGACAATTATGTGTATTCTGCGTATCAGAAGAAGCGTATGCCCCGTGGCGTCATGGTCATCAAATCGTCCAACATGGAAACGGTTGAGAGGACGGCGAGGAACATCCAAGAGCATCTTGAACGTGACCCGTCATACATTCCTACAATCGGTGTCGAAACCGAATCAGGCCGTGGAGGTTTGGAGTATGTCCGTATGATGGACACGCTCGAAGAACTGCAATACATCCCAATTAAGGATGACATTCGACAACGTATCGCCGCTTTCTTTGGTGTGTCAAACGTATTCATGAATGACGTTTCAGGTGGGGGGTTGAACAACGAAGGTATGCAGATCGTGGTGAGCAATCGTGCGGTGGCTTATGCACAGTCAATCTACAACCGTGTTCTATTCCCACAAATCATTGAGGCATTCGAGATTACCGAATGGGAATTAGTCCTCAACCCACACGAAGAGGAAGATGAAATCATGCACCTGCGCCGTGATGAGATGGCAATCCGCAACATGATGCAGATGAAACAAGCAGGATATGAGGCGAGTTTGCGTGACGGCATTGACGACAAGATGCTACACTTTGACTTCAAGCAACCAGACCCTCAACAGGTTGCACAGGCTCAGGCGGCACAACAACAAGCACAACAGGGAGGCCAACCTCCTGTGCAGAAAGCCGATGATTTGTTTGATTCCGATCCAAACATGATGTTTAAGCGAACTAATTTTGATGCGAGCCGTGGCTCTGTGCCAATTGGTGATTCTGTCATTTCAACTGCTGGAACGGGACTACCCCCTTTACGAACTCAAAGTGAGAACACAAGGGTCAGTGGCGGTTCAAGTCCAGACATGATTGGTAGAGTTGAGGGCGCACCAACGGGTGCAGAAATCAGAACCGATAAGCGTCAGCATAAAACACCAAAGGAAAAGGCCGTTGATGACATGATTCGTCAGAAAGAAAAACGCCTTGGTTTGGATGGTTCAAGGGGCAATAGTCAATAAATAGAAGGTTATGCGAAAGGTGAGCGAGCATGTTTGACATCATTGAGAAAATGGATCCTATGGCACGAAGGGCTTTGGCGGCAATCGAGGGTGTGCAGAAAGCGATTCAGGCCAGCGACAAAGAGGCAATCAGCCACGGAATTATGGCGGCTGAGAACGCATTGGCAATGCTCAAATCCGATTTGGCACTTCATGACCAACTTGAGAAGTCAATGTCAAACAAGCCAACGGCTGACCGATTCATGGGCGTCATCCCTCAATATGACAACACTGCTTCCGATTACAACGGAACGGAGAATGCCGTGGCTATGGGCGTGAGTCGTCATGGCCGTAATACCGGATTCTTCACCCCTCACAGGATCGTGTGATTACAATGTGGAAAATGGACGGATGGAAAAGCCCTAACCAACGGGCGCATGTCTATGACATGTTTGTGAAGCAAGCCCCTGTAACGTCTGTTTCTACTGCACCTGCGGCACAACTCATCAACGCCATTGACGAGGGGATTCAACAACTCGCTCAACAGTGTGGTGAGATGAATACTCTCATGTCACAAGCACGTGGCACGAATGTTGCATCAGAGCCAACCATTGCTCTCCAAAAGAACATGGCGGCTCTGCAACAGAAAATCCTATCTCTGAGTCAAGACATCTCAATGATTCGTGAAGCACATGCTTCTGTTGCTCAAATGCAACCTCTCGAACCTGTGCAACCTAACGACCCGATGATGGCATCACAACAACAACAACCTCCGATGAACCCGATGGGCGGAGGAATGCCAGGGGTGGGAATGTGAGCGAGAGTCAAGAACAAATTGACATCTTGAAAGAACTCATCTCTGAGGTTCGTGTCCTCAATCAACGTGTCCAAGCACTTGAGGCCGATAACAACAATTTGGCAAAGGCCGTTGGCGACCCTGAAATTCTGATGAAGAAATACGGTTGGAAGAAATTCTCAACCCCCCACGCTGATGAAACCTTTGACCCCCTTAACCGTCAAGTTCCCGTTGATAACACACCGTTCTCTGGTAGCGGTGAATTGTTCCTGAAGTCCCGTGATGAGGTTCTTCGAGAATGGGAAGATGCTGAAAAGGCGGTGAGGCAATGAACGGACGCTGGTTTAATCCACTTGAAGAAACTCCTGAAGGTCTTTTGTTGAAGGATGTTGCATCCTTGCTCAAAGAGGTCAAGAACAAAAAGAAAGCCGATCTTGACAAGGATGGAAAATTGTCTGGCTATGAAAAGAAACGTGCAAAGGCGATTGAATCCTCAATGGCAAAGCGTGGCTACAAATCAGATCGTGGACAAAAGCCAGCACCAAAAATGCCCAATGCAAAAGGCAACAAGACTGTCATCAAGTTTGATTCATCTGACAACTGCCCTCGTTGTGGGGCTAATCCCCATGAAGAATGTGGATTGACAGGTGCATCTCACGATATGCACAGAGCCATTGATTGTCTTCACAACCCCGTCGCTTTTGATTCTCGTTATGATGACATGCGTGAAGGAGTCACCCCCGGTGAAGTGATGGACTTGTTGCGTTCAGATGAGAAAAACACCAACTGTTCCATGTGCAACAGTATGTGCAACGATGATGGTTCGTGCGATAACTGTGGCACGAAAGCAAAGAAAATCGAGAAGTATTCCGTTGAGTCCAGCGTGGAGAATCTGTTCCCGCAATTCCAAAACGTTGACGGCGGAATTCCAGTCAATGCACATGGATTCACGACCAATGGAACATACCCTGCGACCAACGATGGTCCGAAGAAATCCATCGTTAGTGAAAACGCAAAGATTCCAGCATACGCAAAGAACGGCTACACTGCAAAGTCAAGTAGCCTTCACATGAATTACAACGATGCGGGTGGTTCTCGAAGTAATCCACCTAACATTGACACTATCGAACAACGCCTTGCTTCTTTGACGAAACAGGCTGGCCGACACAACATGGGTGTGATCGGAGAGATTGAAGGTCTGTTGAAGCAGGTTAAAGACCATCTCGCTAAAGGTGAAAAGCGCACGTGCGCTCAATGTAAAGTGGATGGAATGCTTGGAGGTCGAGGTTTGTCAGATTCCGAGGGGAAGTTCCCAGGTCGTGGTTCATGTCCAGATTGGTGTGTCAATGCAAAAAATGATTGAAGGTGGTCTTTTGCATGACAACAGAATTGGATAGGATTCGAACAGACGCAATCATTTCAATTCACAAAGCATCTGAATTTGACTTCGATGAATATCTGAAGCACCTCCCTGCTGAAAACATCAGCAAAGAGGACATGGCAACAATGCTTGGAGGGATGCCTCCTGAATTGCCTCAATTTAGAATGGTCAACCTCTCAGCACCGATGTCGGTTGCTCAGATGAAACTGCCATCTCACAAAGATTTCCTTGCAGGACACACGAAGGTATCAAACAGTCCCATCAGCGATTGGCCTATCGCATCACCTGACAATCAATTTGGAAACCATCACCCGTTTGGCATGGAGTCAAACAGTTGCCCCCTCCTTCATGGCTCGGCTTGGGGCGAACCAGCATATGCAGAACATCTCGCTCATGCCATGCCTTACCTCAAGGACATTGCAGAACATGAGGCTAAGATTTCATTTGACCCCGCCAAATATGGAGAGCCAAAAGAAACCATGCACGACCTGATGACTCGGGATCGAAACCGATACCGTAGCCATTCCGATGAAGATTACAAAGCCGGTAAGGTTGCGGAATGGAGGAAACAACTCGGACTTTTGCCGTATTTGTTTGGCCTTGAATACCAAACCGAAGATCAGCGACATAACTTCATGGACATCGTGAAGCAGATGGCTACAAAGAAAGACATGAACTCTCCTGATTCCAAATTCCTTCAAAACAAATTGCAGGAGAAGGCCGGTATCTCATGGGGTCGAGCATTGCGCTCATTCCGAGCCAGATTCATACCTCTTCTGCAATGGTGGAGAAGGGCAAGTGACCGACACGGGCCTGTCGCCCCTGCCGAGATGATGATGCAACCTGAACTGATGAAGTCCGAATCTACTGCTGATTTGCACTTTGTTAGTCCTTATGTGATGATGCCACCTTCGCAAATCGAACAATCTCACACGTTCCATTGGTGGGATATTTTCCAACCGTGGGGTGGTGTCGGGCGTGACTACAAATCACTTCACGACGTTTTGAAGCAATCATATCCTGACATTTTTGACGGAAATTGGATGGATGAAAGTCTGATGGGAGTGTCCAACCGTATGTTGGAGGCTTACAATTCGGATGGTGGTAGCCACTTCCCAAGCATCGTCAACAATGAAATGGCAAAGATGCACCCCAATCATTCAGCCCTGAAATCCAATTTTAAAGATTCAACCTTCTTTGAGAACCGCAGGGCTAATTGGAGTCACGCATCAAATCTCCACTTTTTGCATCCAAGTGAGGTTCAAGGTCAAGGAGGTCGCATGATTGTTCCATCTGACCAGATGATGATGAGCCGTTTGGGGCGTTCATTGGCTGGTCAAACCGACATGGGTTCTCCAAGGATCGGAATGTTCAGAGAAGAACACCCATCATCAACGCCTACATATTGGGATAGCCACAACGCTCTGTTTGCCGCTAACGACATGCACCTCGGTAAAGTCATGAACAATATGGCTCAACAGGTGATGAAGCAATTCGGGCCTCAAATCCTGAACCCTCAAGATCCAAGCAACATGGAACAGGCGACTTTGGCACGTGGTAATCTACAACAATTGGCAAGTGCGGCTGATTATGCCATGAAGAAAGTCAACATGGGTGAGGACTATCGTGCCTTAGCACCTATGTTGGAGGGCAATAACATCGCCATGAAAATCAAGTCCATCGGTCCTGTAAGCCCTACGTCTTTTGCCACAACACCCCCCACATACAATACAGGCAATACCCATCTTTGGGGTCATGAAATGCCAGCGAACCTCACGTGGAAATTCGATCCGCAGAATGGCGGTATCAGTTTTGGTATGGCTGAAGAACCGTTCAACATCATGCAACGAACCGTTCATGAGAACAAAATCAAAGCAGTATTGCCTTCTCTACTTGAAAGCAACATCATGCCCAAACAAAAAGATATTCACGCACTATCCGCTTTAGACCATAGAGGACTCTCTCCTATCGCCACAGGAAGCATTCTCAAAGCAGAGGATTACGAGCCAACAGGCGTATTCAAAACCAAGATTATCCCCGCATACACCATCCACAAGTTAGATGATATGGACAAACTCCGTGGATTCTCAGGAGATTGGACTGTTCAGAAGATGCCAAAGGGCGAGCGTATGTTTGTCGAAAAGAAAGGCAATCATCTGAAAGGTGGCAAAATGCCATCAGAGGTCAAGAAAGAATTGCGTGGGATCACAGGGGACTTTGTGTTTGATGGTTATCTTGACGGTGACAGGTTGCACGTTGTTGACCTGTTGGTTCACAAAGGAACTGATTTGCATCTCGAACCTCTTGAAGATCGTATCAATGCGCTTCGCACTTTGTATGATTCGACTGAGCATGTTCATTTCCCAATGCCAACGAATTGTGTGTCAACTGATTTCGAAGGACTTGGCAAAGCAATCACTAATTTCGATGAAGATGAGTTGTTGATTCGTGATTCCAAATCAACCTTCATGAAAGAGAAAGAGGTTCATCCAAAGTGGATTCGCTATGCAAAAGAGTCCATTGCCAAATCATTCTACCCTCCAATGCCGGAGATGATTGTGTATCACAACAAAATCAAATTGTGTTATCCATCCATCACTGAGCCGGTGATTGTCAAAGGTTCATTCGATGGTTCTGGTTTTGACATTGAAGGATTCGATGGCAATGAAGCCATGCTCACAAAAGCAATCAAGGACATGCCTCTTTGGAGTCCTGTGGCAATTAGCCTCCTGAAAGAAGGTGGAGGCGGTGGCGGATCTGCTTCAAGCGGGGGCGCATTCATGTCAGGTAGCACAGGTGGTTTCAATCCAATTCATTCGAAAACAAAGCGAAAGCGACCCAGGAAACTTAAGATTCTGAAAAAGACACTTCTACGTGCGCCAGCCATCATCGGTGAAGATGAAGAAGGCGATAGCGTTGCACATACTATGAAGCATACACGTAGAGCCATCACCGAAGATGACACTGCAAAAACGACAGAGCAACTATTGGATAAGGTCAAAGGACTCAACAAAAAGATGCTTGAGATGTTTGCTGGTGAATACGGAATCGAGCGAACCGATGATGGTAAGAAGTGGACAGTGAATGAAGCGATTGATGATGACATCGTTGAGCGCATGTTCCCTCGAATGAATAGAATCTCACCGGATGGTGGTGCTTGGGCAGGTATGCAAGCAGACATCACTGCCCCAAGAGGCCCAACTGAATTGATTGAAGATAGTGGGACTACCTTCTACGATCCCAAAGAAGGTGAAGAAGCCGAGCCGATTCCAATGAAGCATCTGGCGGTGAAGGACACTGCCAACAATGATGAGGCAGTGATTGACATCAACAATGGTAAAGCAACCCTCCGTATGCCCCTAAAAACGCCTGAAGAGGTGGCTGACGAGCAAGAAGTCCAGCCAGACGATAGGTCGGAAGCAGAGGAAATCTGACCATATCCCTTCATATAGGATTACACGAAGTCAGTGGGTTGATGGCAAGCACCCTCGAACTCAAATCGGCATCTTGGAGTGCCGAAGGTTCGGACTTTTTGCTGAAGTCATCAGGTAGCCAAGGAGAACTCTACGTTGCTGGCTACGCCTCCGTTGACATGGTGGACAAGCAGGGCGACAGAATCCCTACTTCTGCCTTGAAGAAGGCATTCTCCCAATTCATGGGTAACAAAGCATTCCGCAATGTGCAATTGGCACATTCTGGCATTCAAGTCGGTGAAGTGGTTGACAACCACACCGATTCCCAAGGCCGTGTTTGGAAATCCGAAGTGGATGACCACGGCCTCTTCGTTGTGTGCAAAATCCGCAACGACATCCAAAAGGCACGTGAAGTGCAAAAGCAAATTCGCAGTGGCGACCTGCGAGCATTCTCGATTGGCGGTCAAGCCCTATTCCGTGTCAGTAAAACGACACCGGAACTTGGAAGCCATCGAGAGATTACCGATCTTGAATTGCATGAAATCACGCTATGCAAGAAAGGTATCAACCCTGAATCAACCTACACAATTTTGAAAATGGAAGATGATAACATGAGCAACACTGAAGTATTGAATGAAATCAAGGCTGGCCTGAACGAAGTCCTCAAGGAACTGAGTGAAAAAGAAGAATACAAAGAGGACAAAGAGGACAAGTCCGATGAGATGGGCTATATGAAAGAGTCCGATGATGTTGGCAAGTCCGAGCAAGATGCTCTTGACTACATCACGACTCTTGAGAAGTTCGCTCACGACTCAGGGGTTGACCTGAACGGTCTTCGTGACCACTTTGGTCTTGAGAAGGCCTACCTCCTTGAACAAGGTCGTGGAGGCTACTCCCACCGTGGACAAGGTGATGAAGTCGGATCTGGTGAAGGTGCAACTGAACCAGCATACCCCTCTCTCCCAAGTCCATCCGGCAACCAGAACGTCATCAAATCTCCAAGCGTTCCAAGCATGAACATGAACGCACCATCCGGTAACCAGAACGTTGTGAAGTCCCTGACTCCTGAGATGTTGGAGAAAGGCTACCGCACCTACGCCGCCCTTCGTGACGAAGAGGCAGTGAAGGGTCTTGTCGAGAAGGAATGGAAAGAACGCTATGAGGCAGAAACGGCTCATGCTCTTGAAGTTCGCAAGCAGAACGATGTTGGTGTCCAACTGAACGCCCTTCGTGACGAGATCGCCATGCTCAAGTCTGAGAACGCATCTCTTCAGAAGAGTGAAGTCGCACCAACCGCACCAACCACCTCCATTCGTGTCCCAACCCATGATGAGTTCGCTCAGATGGGCAATGACCTTGACGGCTGGCGAGCGGCTGAAGCCCTCGCCCAACGTGCTTTGAGGGGCGAATGAAACCAATTCAACAAAATATGGAAGTGAATGAAATGACGCAAGGCTACATCCGAACAATTGAAGACATGGAACGCCTGTATTACGGTGCAGGTGCAGGAACTAACGCATGGGCATACTCAGGGACTGACCTCTTGAAGAGTGACAGTCCTTTGATGTCCTCAACCTCTGGCACTTACCAAGCGATCTTTGGTCGCAAGGTTTGGTCACAACTGAACCAAGAGTTCAACGCATTCAGCATTCTCCCCAAGAAGCCTTGGGAAAAGAGTGGATGGCGTGTCGTGACCGGCAAGCCTGATGACGCAGTGGGCATCCCTGAGAACGGGACGCTTCCTGACTCCACCAAGCCAACCTTCGAAGAAGTCAGCACCAAGCCAAAGACTGTGGCTTCCAAGTTCGACCTCTCTGAAACTGCCATGTTCCTTGCTGACAAGGACGACGGCCTTGGTGACGCACGTGCCGTCATCAAGATGGAAATGTCCAAGTCCCACGCAGAGAGCATCAACAAGATGTTGCTGAAGGACGTCAACACCACTGCTGGCAACACCTTCGAATCCATTGATCGTGCGCTTTCGTCCTCCAAGACTGAAGGCACTGCCTTTGGTGACATTGACGCTCTGTCTGTCCACAACCAATACTCCATCACCCGAAACACCGGGTCTGGCACACGTGCTTGGTTTGACGCAAACGTTGACGCTGGTTCATCTGGCGCAGAACGTCCTCTCACCCTCAACATCCTTGACGGCATGTTCCGTGAAGTCTGGGAGCGTGGTGGTCAGCCAAAGGTCATCCTCACTGGCTACGACACCATTGAGAAGATTCAACAACTTCTCCAACCTCAGCAACGCTTCACTGAGATGAAGCGTGTCACCCCATCTGTCAACGGTGTTCAAGGCATCCCAGGCATGGAAGGTGGCTTCGTTGTCGCAACCTACAACGGTGTCCCAATCATCCCTGCCAAAGACGTTCACGCACCATCTGGCGGTCTGTCCCGTATCTACTTGCTGGACACTGACTACATGTATTTCTGCACCGCAAAGCCAACTCTTTACCACGAAAGCGGTATCGAAACTGGCGATCCATTCGGCATCAACCGCTTGGGTCAAGTCGGTCTGTTCCACACGATGGGTGAACTCTGGCAACTCTTCTACGGCGCACACGGCAAAATCCGTGACCTGAGCGCATGAGCAACAACATGAAAAAAAAGGAAGTGAAGAAAAATGGTAAGCGCAAACATTACTGAAACAAGCACCGCATTGGTTTTCAAAATGCCCCTCCGAGTGGGCGCAATTGACCCAAGCGACACCGATTGGCTACAATCCCCCATTGGCGGGAACAATGTCATCAACACCGCAATGGTGATGGCATGTGTTGACGTCACGGTTTCATCGGCGGCAACGGCAACCGTTCTCGACTTTGAAGACGAGAACACCCCAACTGGCATCACTGACCATGTGAACCCTACTGCAATCATCGCAGTGCTTTCTGTTGTCAACAAGACGGACTCTGCGGCTGGCGACATCCCCAACGTTGGTTTCACCGACAAAACCCTGAAGTTCGACTCTGACACTGGTGGCGACGGCGACGTTCACCGAATCACCTTCATCTATCGTTGAGGTGTTCCCTGATGGGACTCAAGGTAGAATATGTTGGATCACGCTCATACACCGAGTTTCACTACAAAGGTCGAGCAATTGGATTCGCACGTGGCGAAGTCCAAGAGATTCCTGAACAAGCCATCCCCACATTCCGTTCCTTGATTGAGGGCGGTTCTACCATGTGGAAGATCGTTGAAGGCGATGTCCCTGCTGACAAAACAGAGGCAATGAAAGCCACCATCGAAACTGCACCTGTGGCAGAGGAATCATCTGTTGACTACGCTTCAATGACCAGGGCTGAATTGATGTCCTTGGCAAAAGAGCGTGGCATCACTACCAAGAACACGATGAAGAAAGCAGATTTGGTTACACTTTTGTCGGCATAAGTAGGTGTTCGACATGACTAACCAAGAGCAAGCAATCAACGATGGCGACTTCTACCTGAGTCGTTGCCGTGTCAACCGACATGTTCTGAATGTCACCGCAGGTGAAACTGCTACTCTTCGTTTGAACGGTAAAATCTCCAAGATCATCATTGATGCTACTCAAAGTGCCTACATGATGGGAACAGGCAACATTGGCCGTTTCCAACTCTTCATGGACGTTGAGGACGGAGATGGCACTGAACTGCCATACTGTGACCAAATCACCGGACTGAACTTTTCAGGATCGGGGTCGAATCAAGTCATTAGTCTTGAGGTATCTCAAGGTGCAAACCAAGGAACTGCCTCATCAAAAAGCGGTATGCACTTCTCAGTGACCGCACCATCTACTGCATCAAGCGGTGGCGGAACTTTGAATGAACCTGCGGCTTGGAACGGACTCGTTTGTGGCGATGTGCGTTTCACCCTTGATGTGGCCGCACCAAATCTTCTCGACCCTACGAAATCATTCCGTGTGATTATCATACTCGAATAGGCAAATTGTTGGGGAAGGGATATAAACAACGACACAATGAGGAATTAACATGGCAATCACTTACGACCGTCCAAACGTTTTCGGAACTCTTTACGTGCAATCTGGCGAATATGGCAATGGCTCTGCTGAAACCGCAGACTTTGACATTGATTTGAAGATGCTTGGAACGATCTACTCAATCACCGTCACCCCTACCTCTTCTTCTTTCCCCACCTCTGCGGCGGCAGTGGCGGTGGACGGACAGACGGCAAAGGTTGACTTTGCCACCGCAGGTGGAACTGGTCGCTGGTTGGCAATCGGCACACGTGCATGATGGGGGATGCCCCATGCAACGGTTAGAAGTCGGAGAAATTGACCTCGACACTTCGCTTGAGATCAAGAAGCGAAGGAACAATCGAATGTTCGAATTGATGACTTCTCAAGGTTCAATCGCAGAAGACCAATCTCCTTTCAGTAAGGAGAACATGGCAAGAGCGCAATCTCGCTTTGTGAAGATAAACAAGCACGAAGCAAAAGATATTCAAAACATCGGCTCAGGAACACGTTGTATGGCGTGTGGGCTACTCCACTTTTGCTGGACGCCCGAATGTGCCGTATGTGGAGAAGCAATGCACTTCAACTTAGGAGGACATCATCAATGAACGAAGATAAACCATACGACAATTCAAAGCCAGAAGAGGACAAATACGGCATGAAGCCGAAGAAAAAGACTCCAAGTGAAATCATGCAACAAACCTCCCCTGCTCAACAAATGAAAAACAAAAATGAACCGTTCAAAAAAGCATGGGACGACCTCATCAAGTTCGGTGATTGCCCCGTTTGTTTGGGCGACCCTATGGCTTGCCCAACTCCTGATGTTCCAGCATCGGTTTGTCCAACTCGAAGAAACGCAATCAAACACATGAAGCGAGGAAAGGGCGCACGACCCCAAATGGTTCTCCGTGATTAAAGGGGGAACATACATTGCCACAATCATTCAACCCAGGTCATAGGCCAAGTTCACCGCTACACCCCGATGAATTGGTTTATTGCTCGGTTGATGATGTGGCAAACTTTCTACAACTACCTCTCCCCGATCCTATCGCACTTTCAGCAGACTCCACGGTAAGTGGAGATGAATTGGAATTGCCCATCACTGGTGCAAATTACAGGCGATGGAAAATCGAAAAAGACACCTCAATCTTGGTGTATGACGATGCTGATGCCATTGGTAAAACCTACACAGTCCTGCGGGTAGAGAGTGGAGGCAGTGGCAACGTCAACGTTATTGTCACACAAGCAGACAGTGAATCCTTCACTACTGCAAACAACGCCTACATCCAAATCAATTCTGCCTTCACCAACTCCAAAGAGCGTGGTTTGACCAAATCACAGGTTGAAACGCTCATTCGTGAGAAGCAGGATTACATAGATACGGTTTGCCGTATGGCATGGCGACCCCACTTGGTTGCTGATGAATACCAGAACTTCACTACATTCAAGCCATATCGTCGTCGGTATTACACGGACTATGTGGGGGCGGTCTATTTGAGGAACAGATCGGTTCAACGTATTCTTCGATTGAGCGTATGGCAGGGTGATAAATACCGAGAGTTGGGGTCGTCCGTAATCAAAATAGCCGTCAAGTCTGTTGAGATGGGGGCGAGCGATAAGTTGTTCCTATGCCCTGGTGTGGCTCATACGGCAACGCTACAACGTGGCAAGACTTCATCCACGTGGGATGGGGATTTTGGCGACAAAACAACTGCACAGAACATTGCGAATCTCATCAACAAGGACAAAGCCACCAGTCGTAGTGATGTTGCGATTGGAACGCTTCAAGAGAATAGCAAACAACTGAACGTTGATGATGAGTTCTTGGCAACTGCCAATAGCGATGAGGGAGATGGAATCGTCATGCTATCGTCCATGCGTTCAACCGAAGAAGGAGAGGACATCACCATCGCTACAAACAACCCTGATGCTTTCGAGTTTTCATTGGGTCATGATCTTTCAAGCAAAATCACAGGCGTTAGTGGCTCAACATTCACGGTAAGTGATGCGAGTTCTTTCACCAAGCGTGAAGGGCTGGTGTTTTACACAACAGGAGGCACGACCTATGTTGCACGATGCACCCGTAGCGATAACACCTTTACGATCCAAGATGAATTGGTTGCAGGTTTTGAAACAAACCTCGCCACGGATATTGATGTCAAGCAACTGAGGCTGAAGACTGATGTTATTGACGAAGCCCGTCAGAAAGATTGGTGGGCAATGGAAGACAACGGCGCAATCATGTTCAACAATCAATACCCGTTCTACGAGAACCATTCATTGAAGGTTTCCTACATCTATGGCGAGCGTTATCTCGATAAGGTAATCAAAGAGGCCTGTATCAAATTGGTCTGCATGGACATCTATTTGACAGATGATTACACCGTGTTGTTCCCTGAAGGGACGAGCAACATTGACCTCAATTCAAAGGTTCAGAAGTTGGATGAAGAAGTAAAGCGTATGCTCATTCCGTATCAGGAATCCATCATCGTAGCAGGGATGGGTGGTTGAATGCTTTTCATATTCATGCAAATGTATTGTAAAGAGTTAGCCAAGGCATACAAGGATCTTGCCAAATCTGCCGAAGAAGCCATCAAGGGAGAACCAAACTATCAGAAGAATCTGGCTGAAAGGGAGAAGGCCTTGGCAGAGATTGACGGGATTCCCATGACTGATGAAGAGATTGAGGCAAATGTGGCGATACAATCTAAGTCAAGCCCCTACCGAATGAAGGTAGAGCAAAAGATGAACAGACTCAAGCAGGTGATGATTGATGGCTAAGGATGCCCTCCTTTCCATTCGTGACCTATTGGACTCCCAATGGAACATCTCGCCTAAGCCGTCCATCGAGGACATCACGGTTTTGGACAAGGGCGAAGGAAAGCGTGGCCGTCTTCAAGATCACGATGTAATCCGGTTGTTTGAAACGGCTCACAATGAGGCTCAACCGGAACTGTTGTTTGACTTTGTGAATGTCAACGTCAATCTAACAATTGACATCCGAACCGTCAAGAGTCGTGAGCGTTTGTCCGATCTGCGTGACGAAGTTCGGAGGATTATTCATAAGCACAGAAAGGGCAAAGATAACGAGTTTGATAGGGTTATCTTCAAGACGAGAACCGATTTGTCGGATCGTAGCAAGAGGTTCTTCCGTTATACAATGCAATGTGAAGTTGTGATTTTTGCCGACCCACTGGAAACAATATGAGGAATGAAAGATGGTAGGAACAATTTACAAGGGTGACGTAGCCGAAGTGTCTTGGGGCAAAGAAACGGGTCTGATGGCCGTTGGAACGGGTTCTGCAACGGGATTCACCCACACGTCCAAATCAGGGAATACCAGCGTTCTGACGATTGGAACGGCAGTGTATTGGCACACCGGCTCTGGCACTGATGTTGAAATCCCTGACAATGCTTTGGTTGGTTGCGTCCTTCGTGTAACCGGAGGTGGCAATTTCACCTCGGATGATTACGCTTCTACTCGAAGAACCTACTATGTCATTGCCAATGACACCACGGCAGGGACAATCACCGTTCAACCTGCATTGGTCACTGGCACTTCTACCACCGGGGCTACTACTGACTCCTTAGTGCTTGACACCAACCGATGCCCAACCTTCGAGTCAGCAATGACGGATTCTGCTCAACAGGTCAAGACCGATCAGTTCTTTGGACTTCTTGACAACTTCTCTCTCCCTGAGCCTGAGATTGATGTCCGTAAGCAACACATCGTTGGCATGGGTCGTGATGTGAACATCCTAACAAGTGGCCGTGAAACCCTTGCTGGCGGTTCTTTCACCCTCAATGCTCACACCCTGCGCTGGATGAAGTATGCGCTTGGCGGTCACGTGGCAAAGAGCAAAGGCGAGTTTTTGACTGTCGCAACAGGCCCTGCCCCAACTGACAGTGAATTGCCTTTGAACATTGCCGCCGCAACTGCAACGTATCAGATTCAGCAATATCAAACCACAGATGCAGATTCATTGACGGAAGTATCTACCGGCAGTTTAACAGGACTTAGCAATGTTGCCGTTGGAGATCACGCCTTGTTGGGCGATAAAGCCGTTGTTGATACAGGGACGGACATTACCGTGACAAACCTCGCAGATTCACACGCCGTCACCGATTCAACGAATGGTGGCATTTTCAAAACCCTACATCTCACAACTGGTGAGGTTCTGCTTGGTTCTTTCACCTCAATTTCATCTGATACCCTTAGCGGTTGTGCCGATATTGACACGGATGCTCTCGAAGAAGCGCAAAAAGCAGGGGCAGTGGTTTATCTGCTCGCCCCGATTGCGGCGGCAATCGCTCGACGTGATGTTCGGGTGAACCTCGGCACAACAATTGCGGCTAAGTTCTCTGTCGGTGATTACATCCAAGTTTTGGATAAAGACACCCATTCAATTCCAGGCCAAGACGACACCCTTCCAACAGTGTTCAAGAATGAAATCCGCAGAGTTATTGCGATTGATGGTGCTTACGTCTATGTCGAAGAACCGTTCTTCTTCGCACATTCCGTTGGATCGGTAGGGGTTGAACGTCTTCAATATGCCTCCGGCGATGCAAGAGGTAGCCCAAATATCGTTTCTTCATCTAAGGAACTGCAATTCGGTGTTGAACACACTTTGTTTGGCGATACCACGTTGCCTACTTTCATGATTGAGCAATCATTCCGCAGGGACAACGCAACACCCGGCACTGAGCAACTACTTCGTCTATACAATGGATGTAAGGTCAATGGACTTTCATTTAGTGCCAACACGGAAGGCGAGGTCAAATTGCAGGTTGATTACGAAGGTGGACGACATTACACTGACACGGCCAGCGCATTCACGCCTCACCGCATGTTTGAGAACACTGCAAACACCGCTATCAATCGAAAGGCTTCAGGTATTGCGGTCAATGGCGAGAAGCCGTATCTGTTCCAAGACCTCTCCTTCGAGGTGTTTGGCCGTCCCGTTCTGAGGGCAACTCAAGTCGAATTCTCAATCGCAAACTCCAACCAAGCACGACATTTCATTCGTGGCTATGAGGGCAACGCTACCGATTCCGACCAAGTGCAATTGGGCGGTGTTCAGATGCCTTTGGACATCACTGAGGCTCAACGTGAATACACTTTCTCATTCAGTGCAATGATTGAGGATGACCAACTGTGGGAACAAATCCGAACCCGCAAGCACCATCAGAACACGAATGACATCACGCTCACCATGAAGAAGCGTGGAAGCAATGGCACACGTGAGAACGCAACCATCACCATCGAAGACTACACGATTCAGAAGGCAGATCACCAAATGCCAGATGACAAGGGTGCGGTCATTGTTCAGGTCGAATTGGTTGTTCGTCACCTGAAGGTTGTAGAAAACTCTCCTTATTTCACGCTTTGATGATGAGGCTTTAAACCAAAAGAATACAACGGTGATTACGATGCGACTTACGGGAACTGTGAATGTTGATGGAAAGCGTGTGGCTTTGGATTGGAAGATTGACGGAGTATCTGTGAAGGCTGGACCAGGCCTTTCTGCTGATGATGTTCGTGTTCACACGCCTTTGCCAAATTTGGCTAAAGCGGTGATTGGTGAGCCAACCCCTGTCGAGGACGTTGAAACGAACCGATGGGACGCATTGACTGTTACCGATCTTCGTGTCGAACTTCAAGCACGTGACCTGCCTGTTTCCGGCACAAAGGATGTTTTGATTCAACGTCTGATTGAGGCTGACTCTGCAACCGAAGAAGAGGTTGTAGAAGAAGAAGTCGCTGAAGGAGAGGAAGAGGTTGTCGAGTAATCCCTTCGTCCTTAGCAACAACCCTACCCGACACGAACTTCAGACACCAGTTGGAACTCTGGTGGTTTATGTCAAGCCTCTTTCGTGGGTTGCACAACAAGAAGCAATGTCGCAATTTGTTTCATTCAAAACAGGTGCAGACGGTGAAGTAGCACCAAACATTGACCTTGGCGGTTATTGGAAATACGTTCTGATGAATTGTATTGTCAAGACCGAGCCAGCAATGTCGAAAGCAGACCTTCTCAATCTCACGCCAGAAGTTGGCGATGTCGTAAGGACAGTCCTACCCGATCTCAATGACATCATTGGTCAATTCGCTGGTGGTGCTGACCCTTTGGCATAACCTACGAGGAATTAGTGGCATTTCTCGATGAGGATTTGAGCGAAGAAGAAAGACCACAGTTGAACCCTCAACAGGCCACCATTCTCTCATATCAAGCCATTACCTTCGGCCTTGGAACACACTTCAATTGCCCACCCCACTTTTGGGATGACATGCCACCAGATCGGGTCATGCTCGACTACATGATAATGAGAGCCGCCAATGACAAGAAGGCGGAGATGATTGAGCGTATGAAAAAAGAGGCTGAAAGGCAAATGAAACACGGAAGAGGCAATAAGGGGCAACCCATACGCACAACAAGCGATGGCGATAGTTTATCTGACTTTTTTGAGCGACATAACGCTAAAATGATGGGGGAATGATATGAGCGAACTTGACAAATTCATCTCAAGTCAAGCCAAGTTGCAGACTCTCTCAAAAGAACAGGGCAAATCAATCAACATTCTCAATCTTCAATACAAGATGCTCAACAAGACTCTCGGTCCGTTCTACACCAAATATGTCGAGATAAAGAACAACTTGGAAACCGTTGGTGAAATTTTCGAATCAGTCACAGAGAAGACTGAGAAACTTGGTGATGCGGTTAAGGTTGCCCTCGGACCTATCGGTGGTTTTCTTAAGATTCTGAAACAAATCAACACGATCATGATTTTCGTCCTTGGCGCATTTGCTTTGGTTGGTGCGGCTATATTTGTCCTGTCCAAACAATTTGGGGGTGGTGAAGAGGCGATGGGTGCGTTCAATGTAGTGATCGAAGCCGCTAAAGGATTAGTAGATGCCTTTGTTGCCACATTCAAAACGGTTGCAGGTGTTATCGGCGGTATTGATTTCTCTGGTGCGGCTGGAACTTTAATGCCACTGTTGGAAGGCGTGTTTGTCGTTTTGAGCAACGTTCTCGCCCTCTACATCACATTCTACACTGCGGTAATTCAAGGGATTGGCGAAATCGTGACCCGAATGGATGAGGCAGGTCTTTTTCAGCGTATTGCCGACGCTTTTGGCGTGTTCTTTGGATTAGTTGGTATGGCCTTTGGCATTATCATGAATGCGTTTAAAGACACAGGCCTTTCGATGGGCGACTTGATTGATGGCATCAAGGGCTTCATCAAGGGAATCGTTGACTTCCTGTTCGACAGTGGAATAATTGAATTTGCAGTGAAGGTGATTGAATATGTTGCCGTATTTGCAGGTGCTATTGCGGTATTGGCTGGCATGGTCATTAGCATCTTCATCAGGGTGTGGACACAACTCGGTCCACCATTGCTGAAGTTTGTGAAGGCGTTCTTTGGATTCCTTGAGCCGATTGTGCGTATCGTCACAGGGATTCTTGGCGTGATTATGGACGCAGTTATGGCATTGTTCGCATCACTGTTACCACATATAGAAACTGCTATGGATTCAGTCATGGCCGTTCTTCAACCTGTTATTGATTTGATTACTGGCATCTTGGAAGGCGCAGGAAAGGTGCTTGACGTTGGCTCAAAGGTCACTGGTGGCATTGCTGACAAACTCGGATTCAGTGAAGGTGGCGTTGCCAGTGGACCGACAAGTGGCTACCCTGTGACGCTACACGGGACTGAAGCAATCGTCCCACTACCTGACGGCAGAACAATCCCTGTATCAATCAAAGGGGACGTTGGTGGCCGTGGTGGTCAAGTCAACAACATCAGCATCAATGTCAGTGGTGGAGGCAATGCGAGAGAGATCGCAAAGGCCGTCAGTGATGAAGTGAGCAAGGTTCTGCGAAATCGTTCAAGAGGCGGAAACTTCACCAGAGGGGTGATTTGAGATGCCAATGATTCAATTGATTCGTAGGGATAGCACAATCATTGAACTTGAGGCCACAAGCATTCAATTCTCAATTCAGAGAAACGTGCTGGTGCATCCTATTCCTTTGTTGGCTACACGTGCCGCCTTGGATTTGAATCAACCATCGGTGGGGATCACAATTGACGGCATCATTACCGATGATGAGCAAGCAAAAGGCGATTCATCTGCTGAGATGACTCTTGACCTATCCTTGGCATTTGGTGTCGGAGGTGCTGGCTCATGGTATAATTCGCTTGGAGTCACGTGGGCAAACGTGAAGACAGAGATGGATGGCGTTTCTGTGACATTTTCAACCAAGGGTCAGATTGATGCCGAACTCGGAGAATCAATTGAATTGCGGTTGAAGAACGGAAGTGGAACAGATGTTGTCGCAACGAAAAGCACCATATTCGCAGACATCTCATCAACGACTAACACAAGCGGTGTATCGAGCGCAATCAAAACGGCGTTGGAAGCGGCAAGCATCAAAGTTGATGGTTCAACGGTGGACTTTACCACCGAAGCAACAGTATCAACAAAAGCGGGTCAAGCCGCTTCAGTATCTTATTTTAATCAAAATGGTTCTACTGGCAGTTACACGGATGAAATGATTGTCATCAAGAACAAAGCAACAGGCGCAAGTGGCAATTCCATTGTATCTGTTCGAAAGGTTGCTTCATCGAGTTCAATCAATTGGAAGAAGCAATTTTTCGTTTCCAACATGACAGGTGGCGTCAGTGGTGTCAAGATGACACGTGGGGATAAGTTGCAGGATCTCATCAATGCAGTGACGAACCCAAGTGCCGGTGGTGCTTTGATTAGCCCTCAAGTTTTGACCGGCTCTGCACTTGACCTGCCAGATTCGATTGCCTCATTTGATTCGGCACAATTCCTACGGATCGACCAAGCAAAAGCAGTAAAGAAATACATTATCGGTGTTCGAATCCCATATGAGTCAATTGTTTCTTCAACGTCAGGAAACAGAGAATTGCGACAATTCTTGATTCCAGCAGGGCCTGGGACAGACCACAGTGCCGAATCGAATACAGAGGAATTTGACCCCGTAGAGATAATCAACAACAAACCCGTCCGTCCAAATCCATATCTTCGTCAGGGTATAGCAATCCCTGTCGTTGTCCAATCCTTTGACCCAAATTATGAAGCCGGGGATTCTGTGTGGAATTACCAAATCACACTGTCACCAGCAGAACAATTAGTGGGGTTGTGAAATGGGTCTGCATAAAATCAAGAGCAAGGCCGTCCGTTTCAACGGTTTTACCGATGGAATGGTCGTCCCCACAGGTCAGTTCAAGGAGTCAGGAATCAACCTTCTGAGGCCAACGTATGCCGGTGGGTCAAGCACGACCAAGAGCGATGCGACAAAGATTGGCAGGTTGCATCTACCTACTGAAACCAATCCCTTGAACAGAATCCTCGGTCCTTTCACGATTGATGCGTTCATCGTTCCAAATTATGGTGGAACGGTAGTTGTGAAACCAAAGTGCTTCGAGTTGAAAGTAGGCCATCCATTCAAGAACGCACCCATCGAATTTTCTATTCACTGCGTAGGGCGTGTTTTCACGCTCTCTACGGCCTTTGACGTCAATACCCTACGTGAGTCCCACAGTGGCACATACGGTGGCGGAGAACACCTTCCTGACGACATTTCTGAGGGCGCACAACCTCTCATGCTGGTGACGGCTCAATTCACGGGCGACGAGATGCGGATTTATGTCAACACAAATTTGGTCGCATCGTTGAATCTTGTAGAACAACGCATACTTGACAACGTATCATCAGACATGTATATCGGTGGACGTGGCGGTGAATATCGTGGTATCATCGAAAGCATACGGATCGAAAGAGGCGTCAATTCTCCGATTCTGCAACCGTTGACTGTGACAGATCAGACTGTTGGCCTTTGGGATTTTGAGGACGAGATTGACATACCCGACCTTCATTTCTTCAACAACAAGAATGAGTCCTCGAATACTCAAGGTCGTGATGGGACTTTGGATGAAACAGGGTTATTGGAGAAGCCGTTGGTGTTTTTGGGATATGCGTTTCAAAACATTGGCGACTTGGGCTACTTTCGCATATATGACAAACCCGAACACCCCGATTCGAATGAGGACGCATACTCAGCGTTGGAGAAATTAGCCTCTCTCGCTACCGGCATACCTCTTGAGGACATCAAAAGGCAAACATGGTATTCAACCTCATTGAACCTCAATGCCTACACGTATGGGACGAACACAGGTTCGTTGGATTATCTGACGTCAGGGAGAATCAAGCAATCATCCCTGAATGCAGTGATAAATCAGTCAGGAACTCACCCTCTGACGGGACTGACAAAAACGGCAAGTGGCAGGACACGTGATTTGACTAACGATGAGGACTTCGTTCTCTCGACTATTGATGACCTTGACCCGATGGTGAACCCCGTAGAGCGTGTGAGGATTATTTCACTTGACTTTGAGAACAATCGTGTAGTTTGTCAATCGGTTCATTTGCAGAATGATTTGACCACATCTGCAACGATTGAGAATCACCCAAAGGGTCAGGGTCTTCTGTTCGATCATGCTGATGGGACTCCTATTTGGCTGGTATTGGGCAACGCAGACCTCATCATTGACGATGGCAACAAAGACATCTCAAGCGTCTATATTGGAGTTCCAGCAACCGTTGACACGATTGTAGGTGGTTCGGGATATACTTCGGCATCAAACGTTGCGACCACTGGCGGTTCTGGAAGTGGCCTAACAGTCAACACACAAGCATCTTCAGGGGCTATCACCTCAATCACAATCAACGCCACGGGTTCAGGATATGAGGTTGATGACACGATTACCGTAACAGGCGGAACAGGTGGAACTTTTGACATCGCCAGCCTCGCAGAAACACAATACACACGGCCAAAGGATGCCTTCACAAGAGCGAGATTCACGCAAGGTCAGAGATTCGAAGACAAAAGTGGAAACAAGAACACCGCCTACTTTGTTGCGAGTCAGAGCCGGATTCCTTCATCAATTGGCTCATCCCCATCTACTTCTCAAGCGACAGATCCTGAGCCTCCAAATCTTGATGGCGACCTCATCCTTTGGTTGCCGGTCAGTGCTTTGACAGGTTATTCCGATGACGACACGGTTACACATCTTCCCGATCTTAGTGGAAACAAGTTTGGAGTCTATACTGTGGGGACGTGGAAGTATCAGGCTCAAAGTGCCAACTTCAATTCACGCCCATCGTTGAAGATTACTTCGACAGATGGTGCTTTGGTGAACATTGACACAGATGACGGTGAATCTGAAGAGATGAGTCACACCCTCTCAACAGATGGATTCACCGCCTTCTTCATGGTCTATAACCCAACATTCTCAAATTCCGGTCCGTTTGACCTGATTGGTGAAAATGCCAGCACCAGCAAGACCTTCTTTGGACAAGGGACTGATGCTGATGACTTTATCCTCACAAACTATGGCCTAACATCAACATATACCGCCACAAGTGCCAGTCTGAACAGAGCAGGATTATTGATTGTAGAATTCAACCTTTCAAACGATGACTTGTTCCTTTACCAAGACAACGAATTGAAACACACTGCTCTTGGCAATGCTCAAGTCCAATACAGGTTTGACAACCGCCTGTTTGCGTTATTCGGTAGGGCTTTAACTACCAACACCTCCACAAAGACAGGGACGGCAAGCAACAAAGCACCACAAGATTTTGAGGTCGCTGAAGTTCTTCTCTACGAAAGGGTTCTCACAACCTCAGAAAGACAACAGGTGCAGGGATATTTCTTGAATAAATTCGGGGTGATTTGATGGCAGACTTGGAGGAATCTAACGAATCTGGCTACTCCGGCATGTCGGGGATGACATCATACAACCGTGTAGAGGGTGAATTCTTTCTGCGCCAAATGCCATCTCCTGATGAGCAGATCGTAAAGCAAACAATCCAAGGTGTAGTTGACGAATTCATTTACAAGACTGATGAAGTGTCACTGCAATCCATCATCAAGGAGAACGAACAGGTCAGTGTCACCGAGAACGTGTATTATGGTGAATCTTCTGCCGTTGTCAATGAAACCAAAACGGCATACTCGACAGATTCTTCGGATGAACCATTCAACCGTATGGTGATTCAGGCAGGTGTCGGTTCATACAGTGACGACCTAAGTGCTGATCTCTCTGCCTCAGTCTTTGACGAGGTTGTTGCGATTGCAGTAGAGAACATCGAGCCTTTCATGATAAAGGGGCTGGACATTGATTACACGGCAGGTTTGGTCAACGACAAACCGACAAATGATGGCTACATCAAGCACCTGACTCCATCAGATGAACCTTTCATCGCCTCAATTCAATCCCCCACGATTTTGACTGACGCTGGCGGTCCGAGCAGAGTCTTGGTGTATTACGATGCCATTGACTTGACGGGCGAGGTCGTTGCAGGGACTACGCTAACTCCTTCTGAAGTCAACGCACAACAACGAACATACCACGTTGAGGGAGAGAATAAAGGGTATCTCGTAGTCAAAAAAATGATTCCTTCTGCTACAACCCTATATGAAGTTTCATCGGGAACATGGCGTTCTCTGTCGGATATTCTGTTGAAGCCATACTCATCAACGCCATCAAATGATTCTGACGTTCAACTGACAATCACCGCCCCAGGTGGTCTTATCTCCCTGCCCACCAAGGACTTCAAGCGTCCAATCAAATCACACCTTCTGAAATCGCATGGCTTCGGTGGGGCATTCCCATCGCCTTTCATTGATGTCAGCGATTGTATCATCGCAAAGAAGAGTAGCAAAATCGGGTATGGACGTCCAAGGCGTGTGGCGAACCCCAACACGCCAGATACCACGGCCAACCCAAGACATCACGTGATGACTATTCAATCAAACACAGGAAACAACCTAAAGTCGTATGATGGGACAAAGAGGACTCCCTCTGAATTGTCCCGATCTACTCTCCAAGTGTTCAATGTCATTGACAACATGGTTCGACAGAACGAACATGTTCTATTGGTCGCACCTGCGAATAAGAACCGATATGCCGTGTTTGATGATTTCTTGACTAATGTTGATTCTGCAAACGCCCCATCTGTTTCTATTGAAGTCGCACTGCTCAATGGTCGTGCTGAAGAATTCAACACAGAAATCAACAATGGCGAGGCCAGTCTTGAGATGCGTGGCCGTTCAAATCTGATGGATTTGACTGACAAAGAAACCCAACGCAATCTAAACTTGGGCGAGTCTGTTCCAATCAAAGAGATTGGTGATATTGGGACTCCTACTGTGACTCTAACTTTGGGTGGTGTCGGCCAAGGAGGTGCAGACACGAAGCCAGAATGGACGGAACACAATTTCCTGAAAGGCTGGAAAGATCGTGTCGTTGGTTCGGGCAATGTATCTGTTCGAAATGACCATCAGACATCAACAGACTATGCTTCTACACGTGCATTGGTCGAATTGCCTCTATTCCCTTCTATGTTCTACGATGTTGATGGTATCTATGGGGAAACAGATTCAGTCACAAATGGTGTTCATCCTGACCGAAAGAACGTCCAATTAACCGTTGATTGCACCATGACCGCCAAGAATCGTGTTCAAATGCGGAATTACGAGTCAAGGCAAGCCGTAGATTGGGGTATGCAAGATAGTTGGGCGGCGATTGAAATTGACAGGGATATGCCTGACTCGTTGTCAAGCGGTTCAAATTCATACGCTCTTAAGGCACAGATGCCCTCAATTCAAGCCGTGATTACCGGATTTGATTTGGATGCTGGAACGGCCAATTCATACATCACCGTTGATGATACAGAAGCATTCGTCAATGAAATCTTAAGTGCGGGTTTTGGCGGCCCTGACATTGATGAAACCACGGGCGTTCTTGAGAATAAATTCTACATTACGGTAGGTGAAGGTTTGGTCGCACCCACCACCGATCCTACTCTCACTTACTGCACTTACCTCATGTTCCGTGTTCACAAGATTGATGACACGAACAATCGCATCTATGTGGATAAGGCGTTCTTGAGATACCCTCGAAACGACCTCACACTGAATCTCTCAAGCACTGCACCAAAGGCAGAGGATTACGCATTCACGGGTGCTACTGTGGTTCTCGGTGGTGTGATTGTGAGTAGCACATTATCTGCACACAATGAAACACTGAAGGTCAATTATTCAGGAACAGTCACGCAAATAATTGAGAGGCTTCGTGATGAATTAGGTAATTGTCTTGGTCTTGAAGATAATGTATTCATCACCGGCATAAACACTGACATTGGCGGTCAAAACAAGTATCACCGCAACCTTTTGATTATCAAAAACCACATTGGGATGGGTGGATTGGAATGGGATATTTTCAATGAATGGGGTGCGGATAATAATCGAGAATTGCGAGAACCAATTGTCTGCTTCCCCAATTTCACTGGTTTGAAAGGCATTGATAGTAGTGGTTCAAATTTGCGATATGTCTTTCCCAACACATACGACTTCAGAGATATTGCTCTGAAAAGTGATGGTTTTGACAGTTCCGTAAATGAATTGATTCGTCAAATCAACATGAACGGCCATCCATTGGCAAAAACGGCTGATGGTCGAAGTGCATTTGACCCTCCTGCTATGTTGGTTTCAAATCCATCACTATCATCAGGAGGCCATATGGGATATGTGCGAGCATATCTTGGCAAAGAAGTAGAATCAAGGGACGGTGAAAAGGGGCGAACAATCGTCATTCATTCTACCGTCCCTGGTGCGACAGGCCGTGAGTTTGCGGTTTGGATTAAGAACGATAGCGCATACCCGTATCGCCCAATACAGGCTATTGGGCATGGAGGGTTGTTGGCAACCAATAGCCGATCTTACCAATCAAGTTCATTCCCTGCACCAATGCCTCTCGGCGCAGATGGTGAAACGTTTGTCCCTATCACAACATTTACCGGCGCACCCCACGGGACTGTCGTTCATCCCCTTGATAGTGATGACAATATCCGTGAATACAACGGCGTAGGATCACGATTCATCGTCCAAACCAAACAGACATCGGATTCATCACTACATCTCCTGAATGGGTCATATTCATGGGACAACACCAACAAGCAATTCAGTTACATCACGGTAGAAGGAAAGGCGATGGACTATGCCTTGAGGTCAAGGTCAAGTTTCAACGGAGATCGGATTCTTCTCATCAACGGTTACTTCTGCACATTTGACGAAGTGAGGCCTCAGCAACTTGCTGGTAAGGGCGCAGACGGGGAATGTGCTATCATCAATGTCAAACCACTGAAAGATGCAGATAAGTTTGTCAAGGAATTCTATGATGGGGCATTCAATACATATGCAAACGAGGTTGCTGGCTTTGACGTTGAATTCATCTACCCTCTGATTGACTCTGAAGGGATTCTTTTCTTTGGTGGCGGTCACACCGGCCTCACCTTTGACATCAGCGATGGAACGGACAACGATTACTCAAATCAATACAAGCACCCCCTCGCTAACGGTCCGACTGGCTTTTCAGGATTCCAAAATCTCGGAGAAATCTCTGCACCTGTGGCGATATTGGACTTTACAGATGTGTTGAATGAAGATACCATCAATGCAGACACCCTGAAGGGCTTCCACCACACGACAGTCCTGAATAGCAACAATACCCCCGAAGGAAGGTGTGCGTTCTACGCAAGGCTTCAGAATGGCCTTTATGGGACTAATGAGGATTTGGGGACAGGTGCGGTTAGCCAAGACGCTTCAAAGTGGAGAGAGGATTTGTATAATCGCAAAGTTCGTGTTACCTCTGCAAACGGTATGTCAACCACAAGACACGGTGTCACCAACGGAACAGAGGTGACTCCAACTGGTGCGATTATCAAAGCGAAGATGTTTGACTTTGGTGATGTCGTTGCTTTGCATAACAACAATTCAGGGACAGTCGAAGCAGAACATGGTGAGGTGAAGAATTTCAATCCAAGCGGTGCAGATTGGTGTATCTCTGCAATTTGCTACAAGAACAGTAATCTTGGCTACATGACAGGTCCGATTTTCCATTCGATTTACGATGATGGAACGAACAACGGGAAACCATACGGGTTGCATTTGGGCGGTGGTGCAGTATCAAACGGTAACATGCCTATCTCGGTAGCAATCTCTTACCCGACAACGTTGCCAGTAGGTAGCCCTGTATTGGCGTCTGTTCTCGTTCCTTCAACCGTATCAGGTGGGACAGTTGAGGTTGATGAAGGAGGATGGACGTTCATCATGGCAGGTAGAAGCCCATCAGGAACAAATGCGACGTTCCTATACATTGGAAACACAGTCGGCATCACAAACCCCGAAACGGGGGCTATGGAGGCAGGTATCTTTGATTTCAGCGATTATGTAGTGAACGTTGGTGATGAGCATTACGGTGCGGCAGGGACTTCGCCAAATAGCAAAACCAACTTCGAAACCGAAACAAGTGGATATTCTGGCGGGGACAACGACCATCCAGATTGCCCCTCTGCAATCCATACGATCCGTGACAAGAACATGACTACAATCGGTTGTGCTTTGATTGGTTCACCATACATTGAGTTGACGGCATCAATGAACACGCAAGGCGGTCATGCTTGTCCTGCTCATTCAGGTTACTTCACTGGCTTGATTACGGTTGTCCCGCCTCCACCTCCGCCTCCGCCAGCACCTCCGCCCCCTCCACCAGTTCCGACTTACGGCGTTACCGACACTTCAGGGACGAATGGCGAAGATACCGCCGGACCTATCCATTTTGCGGGGTATCTTACCGATGTTGCTTTATGGACGAGGGCTATGTCCTTTACAGACGCAAGCACATGGTTTGCGGGTCGTAACAAGTGGTGATTGAATGGCAGATGTGTATTCACGATACATTGACCCTGCCGAAACAGGTTCATGGGGGCGAACATCCACGGGCGAATTCGCCTCTGGAATCTTCGCAATGCACATCACTTACCCTGACACTGAATATGACGATGATGTTGAGGATTGGGAGGCAGGGGTCAACTCTCAAGATTGGAGGCAGGGCGTCACTATTCTAATCCGAACCCCTTTAGCATCATCAAGTGAAACAATTTCAGAGGCATTGAACGTCATTGCGATTGACCTCAAGCAAGCAAAGGCAGATCACAACAATTCCGATTATACATACGATTTGGGAACGGAAGAGGCGGCACGTTTTATCGCCGCTAAAATCAATTCCCGTAAAATCAAGATGAAAGGCGAGAATGACTTGACCAAATATCTGAGGGCGAGATATATTCGTCAATCCCTACCCCAAAAGTATGAAATTAAAGAGGTTCGATACAAGGACTCGACAACCGTTACCGTTGAGATCGGCTCACGAAACCCTCATGGTTTTCCGTCAGAAATGACAAACAATTTCAGCCTCAAAGCGGAGTCAAGCACTACTTCGCCATACATAGCCGCTGGAACATACTCGAATCCAACGTTGCGATACACCCACGCCCCTACTGCAAACAACGATTATGCTGAATTTGAAGCCACTTTCAGTTCAGCACCCACCTATACGGGTTCGCCAACTGCCGGTTCAATCCTGACAAATGATTTCACACTGATTGGTGAATCGCCAAAACATACGATTGCCATCACGTGGGAAAACTACTCTCCAAGCACCAATGCAGGTTATTGGGGTGCGGCAAATTGTGGTCCTGTCATTCAAGGCATGGGTTCAATTGGAATTCATCGTTTGGTTGCTAAACCGATGGACGGTGGAAACATGGGGCTACCTGCTCTGAATTACGATTCTCGCAGTGGAATCACGGCAAACGCACATTCCAGCAATCATGGATATAACCGATTCACGATTGAAGGACTGAATTCGTGTGTAATGCCCTCGATGCCACCTCCTGATCGTAAAACCAAGTTGCCAGTTGTTCAGGGAATCACTACACTACACCCTGATACAGAAGATGACCTTACTAACAACAACAGGCTCAGGATTGAAGAACTCGAATATGGAACAGAAGTTTTCACTGATTCAATCACAGGCCAAGTCGCCCTTGAAAGTGGAAATTACGGTCAGGATTTCACTGCCGCCCGAAACAACCATTACGTTCCGACAGGATCGAATGGAATACATCTTTCACATGTAGATAATGATTCTACAAACATCAAACACGGGTTGAATGACAGTTCAGAGAATGCGTATGCGAGGCCTTTCCGCATTACCCATGACCAAAACGAAGAACGTGTGACGGGGCTTCAAATAACTAACGAAGAACGTGTATTCGAATCAATGACCGTTGTTGATGATCTCGGAAATGAATTGGTTCTCGAAGGCGGTTCACCATTTGGGACAATCATCCGTGACTTCACTTTGAACAACACAAGAGAAGACCCTGAAACGGGGGAAATGGTCACTGGCCCTTCAGCACCAAGCGACACCATCAAACCGAATTTGCAGATTCAATTACCCAATCAAGAGGACATTCCCGGTGCAATCTTTGTCCGAAGCGGTCATGACCGTGTTCAAGCGTGGTCTAATCAAACGTGGGGCATGGGCGGTCTTTCTGCCCCTGACCCTCGCAGGGCGGGGGTTGCAGAAGGCGAAACTACACCGAGCGCATCACAATATGAAACGCATGACCGTTCTCTGATTTTCCATTGTGAAAGGATTCTACATGATGGCTTGGAAGGATTCTTTGGCCTCGATTTGAGCGTAAAGCCAGGGGCAGTGCCAAGCGGAACGACCCGACTCTTCTCTGCTCACCGCATGTCTGACCATGTGGAACGTGGAAGTCTTCTGACACAAACCAACAACGGAGTTACAACAGGCAATCCTATCCCCCACCATCGCATTCGCTTTGGCCGTCAAGGTCATTCATTCGTGATGCCACTTTGCCATCGTGGAACGCCGATGTCAATGAGGCGACAACTTCACCGATCTCACGGCTCTGCATATTCTTTGATGTTTGAAGCCGAAACGGAATACAAGCACTTCGGCTTTGGCAACTCCAACTCTACAAATTCATCATCAGTCTTTGAATTGGACACAATGGACGTGAAAGAGGATTCTGCGGTTTATTCCACAGGTTCATTCTCGTCAGATGGTTTGCCACTTGATGAAATCAAGGGGTTGAGGCTCTACGATATTGACGGTGCAGACACGGCTCAAGTCCACAGAAGTCTTCCTGATTATCTGTTCGCACCGGGTCAGAAACACACCAATGTTGAAGGAACGGCAGAGGATGTTGCCTTTGCTCTGGCTGAAATAAACGGCTCAGTGTCAACTGGCGGGGCTACAAAACTGACCTTGCAGGGGAACACCCTCACGGCCAACAATCGCTTCACCACGGCCAGCGAATTCATGATAAATGGGTTCTTCTTGAACAATTATCTCGGCATGGGAGGTCGCCCTGAGCCTATTCGCAGGGTCGCATCTGATTCGGATGGTAATTGGTTTGTCCGAGGTTATCACGAAGGCGTCATTCGTCCACGTGTAGCAACAGAATTAGCAACCACTCCCCCTCTATTGGCTCACGATCCAGAATTGCTGAATATGGCTGGCGCACCCAAAGCAACCCATACAACAGTTCCAGCAACATCTTACACTAAATACGAAGATTACTACGATTTGGCTTTAACAAAAGCGAGCAATACGGCCAGTGGAGGGACGCCTGACGCATTCCTTTGCACTTGGTTGGCAGAGTATAGTCATCCTGCATTCTTTGGGACGATGCGTGAGCATTTCATGTCGTTCCGCTATCGTGCATCAGGTATGCCTCGTTCAAAGGAATACCCATCAACGAGAGGTCTGCTATTGCGAAATGCTGGCGAGTCTAAAACAGACGGTGCATCAGCGTTTGAGAGGATTTATGTCGCACAGTGGTTGCAGAATTATGGTTACAACGGATTGAATGCTGGCGGCCACGGCAATGTCGAAGGCCTCCGTGGTATCGGTGCGGTTTTGATGGGGCATACCACCCGTAGAGAGGCACAGGGGACGATTCAACTCTACAATCAAAATGATACAGAGCGATACTCACGTGGAGAGGGCATTGGGGATTCTCTCAACCCAAATTCCCGTATTGCAGTAGTGAAAGGCATTGATGAAGACTCGGACAACGAGGACATGAACACACAATTCTTCGTGTTCCAACCTTATGTGGGCATAGATGTCAGTCGAAGGTTGCCTGTTCGTGCATGGGGCATCAGAACCGCCTCAAGTAGCCCTGATATGCTCGCTGGTGATCCTACCGAAACTCAAAACTCCTATGCTATGCTGAATAGTGGTCGTTTTGATGGCGGTAAGCACGATTCAATGGAAGATATTCCTTCAAATGAAGCGACCATCTTTGATACCCAACTCTTCACTTCTTATCCAGAAGTGTTACGCTCTGTTCCTGTCGGTTTCGTGGCTAACGACTTCACTGCTGAGGCGCATCCGTTTGAGAGAAACGTGCGAGATAGCAATCTGCCGGTGAAGGCTCAAGATGAGCAGTTCGGGATCGGTGCAAACTTGGGAATCACCCAAAATGGGATGCTCGCCCCTGATGCGATGGCGGCAGGAATGTGGGATTATGAGTTGGATGATACAAGGCCAACTACCCTGCCAGTTAGCCAACCCGTTCTTTGGCTGAAAGCCGATTCTTTGGATTTGAAAGACGGTGATTCGGTTTCGTCATGGGTTGATTCGTCGGCAAACAAATGGGAGTTCACTCAAAATTCGGGTTCTGCTCGACCAACATTCATCAAGAAAGATTCGAAATTAAACAATCATCCTGTGATTGACTGTGATGGAAACGACTTCTTACAACTTGATTTCCAAGAGAAATTGAACCCTGTTGAAATGACATTGTTCACAGTCGCTTATGTTGATTCGGACGATGGGGGCATTCATGGGATTGTGGAATCACGTTCCGGTTTCCCTGTTCCTCGAAGTGGCTTCAATCTTTATGGGCGCATGGATAGCGGAAACGAATACCAGTTTTGGGCAGGAGGGAACACCACTTGGAACACCATTTCAACTCCAACTAATTCATTGGTAGGTGGAGTTCCAGACATAATCACCGGCAAGATTTACGGAGGCGATGGGAACGGTAGCACCGCAACATTTGAGATTTACCAAAATGGGTATTTGGAAGAGTCCGACACCGGCAATTATTGGCGTTCAACCGGCTCAACCTACATGGTGGGCCGTGTCCCAAGTTCGTTTTACCTCAACGGAAAAATTGCTGAGGTCATCCAATATGACCGCAAATTGACCACTGCCGAACAATACGAGGTGGAAGCATACCTCTCAAGGAAATACAACATCGCCATTTCGACTTCAGCATCAAACGCACATACAGGACATCTGAGGCCAGTTGACAATATCCCCGTCAACAAGGGGACTGACCCCTTCACTGACTTGGTTCAAAGAAGCGGAAGCACTTCTTATGAGCAAGAGAAGTCAGCAGGTGCGATGATTACGACCACGAATGGAAACAAATTTGGCGCAAGCCAGCACTTCTATCATCTCCGTGGCAATGCACTACACGCTAATGGACATGCGATTATTGAGGCTACACAGAATGTAGCCTATCCACCAAATGGACATTCCACGGTAGCAACATCAAACCCATCTGGTATTGATGAGGTTCGCCCTGATGTCATCAGTGAAATTTCAGATGTAAGACAAATTCAATCACGAACCGAGCCACGTCTTGGCCTCATCATGGAGGTAGAGAGCGAAAGAAACACCAATCAGGATGTGAACTACGCAGTTGTTGGAACAAAGGCAACATCCTTGCACACCGATCTTGGCTTGGGTAAGCATTTCCCTGTGTTACCCTCCCACACAACGAAGACACATATGCCGAATCATGAATTCACAACAGATGGAACAGGAGAAGCCTCAACACTACCTGATTATACCACAAAGCCAACTTGGAGTCCCGATTCAAACAGTTCTAAGGGCGCAGTGACCTCCTTTTTGTCAGACGATTCTGTGAGGACGGATTACAAAACTCACGCCTTAGACCATTGGGCGGTTCGTGGAGTTGCAGATTTGCCAGCGTGGGGTGGCGTCTATATCCTCCGCAAGACATACCTCAATCGTGACGAGTCAGAAGACTCTCCATTGAACACGGAACTCGATGAGAACACGGACAAGGCTACTACTTCCCATCCAAGGCGAAAATACATTGATTACATCGTCCGTCCAGTTCGACCACTGAAATTGTTTGGATTCGCTTCCGATCTGCTACAAGATGGATGGGTTTTGGGTGCTAAATGTTCTATCACCACTGATTCTCTTGCACATCAACCATTTGACCGAGATAAGAGGTATGGTGTCTTTGAGATGAATTATGGGCGTGGTGAAAACGAGGTTGAGCCAATCACCTCTGCTGGTTCTGCTTTCACAATAGACTACCCTGACGCCAACGAATATGATGTCACTTGGCATTTGATTCCTACTGCAAATATGCTACAATTCGCAAAGGCGGATGCTCACCGTATTGACAATCAAGGAAACTACAATCCGAAGATTGAGGCCAGATATTCTCAATCACCGTTCACTGGCGGTTCAGAACCTATCTACCAATCAGAAACACGCTATGCTGAAACCACCGGAGTTATGGGTGATCACGCACGACACACCAAACAACACAAAGTCACACAATCTGATGAGGCTATGAGGTATTTCCCCCGTGTAACCGTCTTGGCAAGCAAAGGAAGTGGCGTTTTCTTGGTTGATGATGCCAGCGTGTTGCCACCGTCTGGCAAACTCTTCGCCCTCGACCACACCGGCTCAATCACCTACTCGTCAATCACCGATAACGATGTGACTACATCAGGAACAATCACCGATCTTGCAGGTGCGACTGTATCTGACTTTACGGGTCTGAAATTGTATTTCACCGATGTCGCAAGTTCAACTGGCGTCCTTGCTGATGCACGTAGCCCGTTGGTGAAACAGGCCATCGCACCAACGTTTGTGGATAATGCCGTAGTTGCCATGCAATTGACATCTCAAACATGGTATCACTATGAATCATCATCAGACACCGTTACCACCACCAGTCTGAATTATCGTGGCTTGTTGCATTACGAGCCGTCAGACTTCATCATGGCTACTCAGAGGCCATTCTCCATCAAGAACGGTAACAGTCGTGGAATCATTCAGAATACTAATGGAATTGATGACATCATTGCAGATGGCCGAATCATCTCTGAAGATTTCGCACCACCTTACCTGATTGATTCAAACAACATCAAGTGGAGAGTTTCCGAGGTCGTCCGTGAACAGAAGAATACCGTGATGGTCTTCAAGGATATGTCCGGTAAGAGTCTTTCAGATTCAGGGATGTCTGTGGGTAACGTCCTTGCAGGTCAATCCGGCTATATCGGTGTTCGAACATCAGATGCGGCGTTGCACCTGCTGAACGATGCTGGTGGCAGTATCGCAGGAATCAGCGTCACGCCTTCTAACGCATTCCATGACAATTCTAAGGACATCGAGGCATATCTTGGCGCACACCCCATGCTTCGTCAAATCAATGACCACAGTAAGCAGTATATCTCCCGTGATACGAGAGGCCTCAACACGATGGAGATTGTCAGGAACATCTCACAGTTGGATGGTCGTCAAATTGTCAATGAACGCAATGGAACAATCGTCTTCTCTGACAAGGTATTCAATGAGAGGGGATTGCGAATCGGAATCGAGAACGGTGTCGAGGCCGTTCATGTGAGCAAATTGTTTGATTCACCAAATGAAATCGTCATTGTTGGTGACGTGATTGCTGGAAACGAAATCGTGTTTATCCGTGTCCGTGACAGTGAGAAGATTCGACAGGCCTCTGCTGGCGGTTCAGAGGAAGTTGTGAAGACTCTACGTCAACAAATCCCAGGCATCAAGAGCGTGTCTGCCGCACGTAAATTGGCGAAGACCCTCCTTGCGAGGGCTGAGAACGGCGCACCAATGGTAACAATGCAGGGGCTAATCAACGCCACTTCAATTCAGGCTGGCGACGTCATTGATGTCAATTTGCCAACTCAAGGTGTTGTCGGCAAGTTCGTTGTGTTTGAAGCAAGGCATCACTATCAATCGCTCAAGACCGATCTTACCGTTGCCCAATATGAAAAGGGAATCGAGGGCATTTTAGCCGACATCAAGACCAGCACCGTTGACTCAAGCGGTTTGAGTTCGAGTTCTGGCGATAAAGACGTGAAAGACAACCTGTCAATGTCTGCCTCGGTGAACGTCATCACAGTCCACCGCATCCGTGTTCGTAACGTCAACGAAACAGGATTCATCATCGGTGCAAAACACAAAAACGGTCTTGGGAAGATTGGTGTCAGAGATGGAAATAAAAGAGCCTACCCCATCGGCATGAGCAAGAGCCGTAACTACGTGGTGAAATGATATGCCTGTTCTCGACCCTCTGAAAGCCGCTTTGACAGACCATCTCCAAACGCTCATCAAGAAGTGTTCGCTTGGTTCTGGGGCTTCCGATGCCTCAAGCCGTGATGGAGGCGCAGGTAACACCAAAATGAGCCGTGATACGACCATCCAGCGTATTGATGATCGGACAATCTCGGTGAGCGCATTGTTTGACACTCAATTATCCAGCGAACAGGACATCACGGAAGTTGTTCTTCATGGCTCAAACCCTCTTGATTCTCCAAGTTTTAGGGCTACATTTATGCCGATAGCAAAGAACGGAACGAATGAAGTCCGTGTGGATATTTTGATGGAGGTTCGATAAGATGAATGAAACATTTGAGATTGCATGGGAACTGATGAAAAGCGACGAGAAGGGCGACAACGCCCCAACTAATCCTGGTCTTTGGTCGCAAGCCAAATCAAAGGCACGTTCTAAATTCAAGGTATATCCGTCTGCTTACGCCAACGGTTGGGCGGCTAAGTGGTATAAATCCAAAGGCGGCGGTTGGAAGAAGAAAGGTAAGAAGGGGAAGAAGAAATGATTGACCGTGAAGTTTTCAGCGAGGCTTGGGCTTTGATGAAAGCCAAAGAGGATGCCCCAAATTATCGAAAATGCACAAACAACAAATGTTGTGGCAACTGCAAAGCGTGGGATGAATCCGCAACGGATAATCCCATGACTGGTCATTGTAAGTGGTATGATTTCAATTGCCGAGCCGACCATACCTGTGATGCTTGGGCGGGGAAGTAAAATGACGATTGACGTTCCCGTTTCCGATCTCATCTCAAAGGACTTGAGGCGATGGTTCAAGGAGAAGTGGGTGGACGTTTCACGTAAGGACAAAGACGGCAAGCACCCTCCCTGTGGGCGCAGTGAAGCCAAGACAGATAGCAAGGGCTACCCAAAGTGCCGTCCATCAAAAAAGGTCAGCAGTAAGACCCCTGAAACCACACGTGGCATCAGTTCGAAGGAAAAGAAGGCAATGACTCGCAGGAAGCGGTCAAAACCACAGGGCGTTGGAGGAAAACCAACGATGGTGAAAGCCGAATCAGATCCATTTGAATCGGCATGGGATTCAATCAGCAAAGGTCGGTTTCACGGCTACACTCGCTCAAACATCAGTGACAGGCCATACCGTCAAGCAGAGCATCGTGCATGGGATGTTTCAAGGAGAGTCCAACGTGAGCGAGCAAAGAAGCGATATTCACGAAACAAAAGCCGAGGCACTGTAAGGCCAGCCATGCGACGTCAATTGGGCGCAGGTGGCAAAAGAGCAAGCACAAAGAGGTGAGGATTGATATGGTGTTTGGCAAAGCGTGGGATGTGATGATCAAAGGCGACATTTACCATGAAGGCCAGTCCTATTCCGAGATGGACGATCTGTTGGAGGCTCTTTACCCGCAACTCAAAAATTACGGAAAAGGAAATACTCCACAAGAAATCAAGGATTCCAAAAAATTGTCACCATTCCCATTCCCTTACAAAAGTGGCAATTATCAGAGTAAAGGGTGGACGGGAATGAAAAAACGAGGTCTTGGTGATTTCATCTCACAAAACCCCGGTTTTAGAACAAGTTCACAGATGATGCCATCAATGTTTCCTTGGGTTGGAGGCAAAACACAAATCCAGCCCTACATGAGAGGGCTTGCTGATTTCTTTCCCGAAGCCCGACCTGCTGAATTGTATGGCGGTAGTGCTTCAACAATCCTGGGTCTAAATCGAGGCACTGGCTTCTATGCAGACATCAACCCAGATAACACAAACGCCTTTCAACATTTGAAAGACGGATTGGGCGTCGTTGAGATCCCAAGAACAAGAGAACGGATGAATGAAATGATTGACAGAATGAACGAACTGCGTTATCGTAGGGACGTCAAAAATGAGTCACTGTCAAGCGATGAATTGGCTGAACTTGCAGAACTCTACATCGGGGCTAACCATCAGGCATTTGGGAATTTGAATTATCCAAGCAAGAAGCAACGTGCCAATTACCCTGAATGGTATTCTGGTTCAGGATATACCGAAGGGCCTATACTGAACAGTGGTTGGAGAAAAAGTTCGAGCAGAGTCATGCCTCATGAGGTCGGTGGAATTGACATGAGCGCATATCCCGACAGATTGCGAGATGTCGAGATTCACACAGGCGATTTGCGAGATACTTCAAAACTCCTTCAAGGAGATGAGTTCTTGTATCTCGATCCTCAATATGTTGACCGTCTTATTCAATACGGAGGTTCTGATGAACAATTATCCGGTGAAGGTTATGACCAATTGCAGAGGGACACCGTAAAGATCGGTGCAGAACATGACGGCCCTGTTGTTTATTCCAATTACTTGATTGGTGCAAAACACGGAGTCCCAAATTCAGATTTGGTTTCTGATTTGCTGGATAACGATTTCGATTTGCACACGTGGGTTCGAAAGCCAAAGCCAACTTCATTGCCGGTTGTTGAAATGCTCGGACTCCGCAACTTCCCTGAACACGTTCAAAGAGCAGGACTCAAAAAAACCCTGTATGATTTCTAAGCGTGTTGGGCATGGGTGTAAGTGATAACGGCTTGCGTTGCCGTTGCGAAACCTGGTGGTAGCGTAGCAGGATCATTCAATGTCAAATCATTTACATTGACGGTGTAATGAAGCGTTTCAATCAAAGTTCCTAAGAAATCATTTGCGACATCATAAACGTCCACGGTGATTAGATGAGTTGCACCGTCCTCTTCGCTTCGCAAGGGCTTGTATAAGAGGCCACCAGGGGCGGGAGTTCCAAAGGTCAGGACTGTTGGGCCAGGATATGGTATCGAGGGGGTCTTTGCCGTCCGATGAACTGGCGTGATTTGATATGCACCGCCTCCACCTGTCGTAATGCCCAATCCTTGGTCGGATTGGAAAAACAAATGGGTTTGACCTGTCCCTTGTGGAAAGTCCGTAAAACCGCTTGGGTCACGTGCATACAACACACCAAGATTTGTAATTGGCAGATCGGCGGCGTTGAACCCTGAAACGAAATCGTTTCTCAGATTGTCTTCATCCCCATTGCTATGTTCTACCGCAGACAGAGCCACAGGACCGGGACGGATGAATGAACGCTTATCTTCGATTGCGAGAATCACAGGATTGGACGAACCCTTTCCAACACGGACGGCGGCGAGGACGGTATTCTGCAAAACGAGGTGGTTAGAGGGGGATTGTGGATAAACTCCGGTAGAGGTGTCCACGTAAGAGCCATACACGAAGCCCACGTTGTTAGGGAGGCGTGGATCTACATAGACGAGAAGTATGGCTTCATCATCTGCATTCGTCCCATTTGGGATTGCGCTGGAATGGTAGGACGAGTAGTAATTGGTCGTGGCAGAGATGTCTAATACAGAAGCAGAACCAACGTTGTAGAACATCCCATCTAATTGAACGACACCTGCATCAACATACAATTCCTTGGTGCTACCAATCGTCCCATTGGGTCGGACACAACAGTTCCCGCTTACCGGATTGTTTCGATCCGATTCATCATAGCGGTTTAGCGTGACGGGGATCACACCGTTAGCGTTGCCACGCTCGACCCAATTGGTCAAAGATGGGCTGGTGAGGACATCTGTATCACGTAGCCCATCGTTTTGATAGGTTGATGATGAGGTCTTCTCATGACCCTCTGACAAGTTTGTATCAGGCAATCAATCACCTTCAACAATTCCAGCGTTTCAACGCCGCACCTTTTGGTGTCAGTTTTCCGCCCTTACTGGTCGGTCCTTTCACGCCACCCATCCGAGCGCAAAACGACTTTCGACGCTTTGCTTTCTTTGAGCCTGGCTTGAGTTTGGATGGTTTCGTGGTTACAGGTGGCTTGAGATTTGCACCCGTTTCACGCTTGAATTTAGCACGACCCTTGGCGTTCAATCCACCCTTCTTGCTATGGCGGTTTGGATTGTAGCCATGAAACGGCTTGGACTTCTTTTTGCCCTTGAGCAAAGCCTCAACCAATAGTGGTTCATCCCATGAATTAGGGAATGACTTCTTGTAAGATCGGCTCTCCCATTTCGAGGGCTTGGTGACTCGGACCTTTCCATATGGTTGCTTTGAGAAACCACAGGAGGTGCATGTTGGCGAACCGCCTTTGCCATCGCATTTCCCGCAGACGTGGCGTCCTGCTTCAGCATCAGGTGATGGCTTCTTGATACGGTTGATGACGGTCTTAGCCAGAAGGTCGCAGGTAATACAATCACAGGTCATTATCATTCACCAACGCTGGTTTTGGCTTCCGCCAGATATAACCGCACATAGGACATTCCCATAAAAAAATTCGGTCACGACTACCGGCATAGAAACCGTTTATTCGAATCGCCAAAACATCCGTATCGCACCCTGAACAGGTCTGCATGACCTTATCACGATACGCCTTCATTCTCTCACCAGTCTTGGAACAGGGTGAATAGAGTCTTTTGCCCGTCATGTAGCCCTGTTATTGCCTTAATCCTGCCAACCATCAAATCAACGTATGAATCATTCAGTTCGCAAAGAATCGCATTCCTCCTATGCTTCAACGCCACCCCTGCCGTTGTTCCCGATCCACCGAAGGGGTCAAGGACGGTGCAGGGTTTTTGTTCGGCGTCCTCACAATCACAAGATGGCAGGTTTTTCACGTATGGTGCAAAACACTTCGAACAACAACCACCTTGAGATGTTCCAGCAAGAACGCAAGGTTCAATCAATTCAGGGGGGAACACGGCAAAGTGAGCCTCCGAATATGGCTTAGGAGATATATTCCAAACACTACGCTTATTTCTTGATTCAAAGACCACATTTTGCATTCTCTCATTCAAATCATTGTCGTTTCTGTCGTGATTTACCCCGTTTCTTCGTGAACCGTTTTGATAATTTTTTCGGCTTGGGTCTGCAACAGGTTCTTTGATAGCCTCCGAGTCATAGAAGTATTTCTTTGACTTGCTCAAAAGGAAAATGTATTCATGGCTTTTGGTGCATCTATCCCTAACCGACTCAGGCATACAACTTGGCTTAGACCAAATAATGTCCTGACGCAGATACCAACCATCTGCCTGTAAAGCAAAGGCAAGCCTCCATGGTATGCCAACCAAATCTTTCGGCTTGATAACAGGATGCTTTTTGTCGGTTGGTCTTGTTTTCTTTGACCCGCCGATCTGGTGATGCCCCCTGTTGAATGATTCACCTTCGGATGCTCGCCGTTCTTGATATTCGGAATCCCCTTGACCACTCGCACCTTTACCGCCCCAATAAGAATCTCCAATGTTCACCCACAACGTCCCGCTTGGATGAAGGACTCTTTTCACTTCTCGAAACACTTTAACCAAGTTTTCAATGAATTGTTCGGGAGTTTCTTCAAGCCCGATTTGTTCTTCCTCGCCCCCATAATCTCGCAACCCATAATACGGTGGCGAAGTTATGCAGGAATGGATGCTCTCATCGGGAAGTGATTTCAACGTGTTCAAGCAATTGCCAATGAGAACATCGCAACCATCTCTTAACTTCTTTCTCATCTCATCACCAGTTAAACGCAATAAAGGCATTTCTTCCGTCCATCAGTCGATCAGCGTCAGGAGAGTCGGTCAATTTTTGGAGGCGTCGTTGTGCCGTCTTGACACTCACGCCTTGATCAACGGCATATACCTTCTCTAATTCCTTCTTCTTGACACATTCACGCTTGGAACGGGAATGTGCCAACTTCTGGCACTTGTTGTAAGCGACCTTCCATTCGTGCAGAGAAGCATCACGCTTCTTCTTTGCCTTGAAATCCTGCTTCTGTTCAAGCCAGATTACGAGGTTGTGGAGATTGTCATAGATGATTTCAGTTGCCATCATGATATGGTCTGCCGTGATGACAGACGAACCCATGATGGTCGCAATGATATTGCCAAAGGTGATAGTGTAGTTTTCGATGTTAGGGATGAATGAAGTTGCGGTTTCACGGACGTTGGCATCGTGAATCTGATTGACCAATTCATAATAATCGGTGGTTGCATTGAGCAAAGCGGCGTGGTATGATTCATCCACCGTGAAGATGTCATAACAGTGCTTATTGGCAACCATGTCCCTTTGATTATCGTCCATCTCATCCCATTCGGACTCACTCAGCCCTGCGGCTTTGAGCAACCGCTTCTTAATCTCGTCACGCTTCTCAAGGATGAAAGCGGCCAAAGCATCGTAACCCCACACTTTGTTAGGGACAGGGACATACGTTCCCTGAAGACGGTGTTCGCTCGTTGTTTGACGTTGTTCCTGACTCACATCGTTTTGGTAAAGGAATACACGCTGGAAGAAACCCTTCTCAAGAACGTGGTGCATGATGTCCTTTGGGGGGAAAGTGGTCGCCCAAATTGAAACACCGGACACCACTTGAATGTCAGCACCCTTCAGCACCTTTGCCAGATTGTTTGTGGCCGATCCAATCGAAGCCATTGCCTCTTGAAGATACAGAATCTTTTCTGAGAAGTAGGATTTCTTGTCGTCAAGGAGGACGCTGGCCTCGTCAAAGAGAAGGGTCTTGTAACCGTTCAGAAGACCCTTGGTGACAACGTAGTTGACCTTACCCGTGGGTTTGCCACTCTCATCATATTCAGGCTCTGCATCAACGTGTCCAAGCAGACCGGCATCAGAACCGGAGGTGAACTTGGCACTCTCAACACCACACGCATCAAGCAATTGCTTGGTGAACTCGTAAGCCGCTGATTTCCCCGTTCTCGATTGTTGAATCCAATACACGTGAACTCTTGTGTCAAGGTGTGTCCCGTGGATGGGAACACGCACATACGGTGCAATCACCTGACCGACCACGTAGAACAAAGAAAGCATACCAGCGAACTCATTGAAGAACGATACAGTGTTGAATCGCTCGATGTATTCTTTGATGAATTTGCTTCCCTCGTATGGCGTTTTGACCAAAGTGTAGTCATACCACTTTCTGTCGCCTGAATCTGATGATGGTTTCATTAGCATGTCGTTTCCTCCTGTTTGTGGTTGGGCAAGTCATCCACCGCCTGTTGGGTATATAGAACCTCTCCTATGCCCTCGACATCTTGACCTTTTCTTGGACGATGGGTTGTTCGCTATTGAATGCCTTCACGATCCTCTCAGCCCTCACCTTGCCTATGCCTTCAACAGATTGTAGTTCCTTAGCGGTCAGGGAAGAGATCTCGATTACCGAGCCGTATTGCTCAAGCAGACGCTTTGCTATCGCTAAACTGCAACCTGCACCCTTCAGGATGTCAATTCTCATGTCCTCTGTTGAGGTCTTTCTCAGCAACCTGTATGTGGACGATGAGCCGAGCGTTCCATGCTTCTCAAAGCGTTTGCAGATGAAACGGGCGGCTACCGATTTGTTTGGCAACGTGATGATGGAGATGTCATAGTCTGTCGAGAATCGAGCCAATGAACCTGTGAACGAGCCGAATATCTTGGCGTAATGCAATTTCTTGCCACGTTTCCTGGCATTGGCAATGTGCTGGTCAATCGTCCCGTGAACCAAAAGAATCGCAGAGTTGTAATTGTCTTCAAGGTTCTGCAATTGACGTTCAAGATGTCCTGAATACAGGCTTTGCAGGTAATCATCAATTGACTTCGCTTCAATCCCGACATCAGCAAAGCAGTAGTCCGTAATCATGGTTTGTCGCATTTGGAATTTCAGCCTGTTCTTCTCACAGTATTTGATGACCAATTGCTCAAGCCCCGATCTCTCCCGATTGTCAATAAAGAGAACCCTCTCGTCAGTCATTGCCTTCTCACCCACAAGCCAGTGATGTCCCTCGTTCTCCATTTGTTCAAACATGGTTTGCACATGGGGACTTTGTATTCATTTTCAGTTTCTGCGAAGTCTTTGCAGACTTCAGAAATTCGGTAACGGCAAAGTTTCTTCTCGCTCATGCGGTGGCCTCCAACACTTCCAATGTGATTTCTTCCTCATGATTCTCACGGTCATAGAGATATATCGTGTTCTCTTCTTCGTTGACCTCTCCGATCTCCCACATGTAGCCTTCGATTGGCATGGAAACTATGAGTTCGCAACCACATTGATTGCAGAACATGATGAGATCGCCAACCTTTCGGTTCTGATTGCCGACCTCCCAACGGTGGCTATCCCACCCGCCTTCACAATTCGCTTCCATCATCATTGACCACCTGTTTTGCCAGCGTCAGACTGTTCAACAAATCGGTTACGAGGTTAGCAAAGTCAGGATCTTGAGTCACTGCAACCATGTTGTTCTTCTGACAGATTTCAAAGAAGCCAGATTCGTTTGAACGGCGAAAAGACCAATCCAAAACATCAGGAGGTGCTTCTCCCTTGTGATGTGCTTTCAGCATTTCTTCGGCTTTCTTTCTTCGGATTTCTTCAAGTTCTTGTTCTTCAGTCATGTTATCACCACGTCGCAAATAGAGTCTTTTGCCCTTTCTTCGTTTTTGTAATTGATTCGATTCGGTTATTGATGAGTTCGGTGTATTCTTCATTCAATTCACACAGGATTGCATTTCTGTGGTGTTTGAGGGCGACACCAGCAGTAGTCCCTGAACCTCCAAACGGGTCGAGGACTGTGCAGGGTATCTTGTCGGCATCGCAATCGCAAGTTGCTTCCCACCCCAAAGTCTGTGTGATGGAATAACCTGCGTCACCCTTGCCGTTAATTTCTTCATACGCACCATTGTATCTGTTTGGACGGTATCGTGGGTCGCCTTTCGGAAATTGAGTTCGATCTAATCTCTTCCTTTCTACAATACGTTGCCAAGGAGATTTGCATACAGAACAACACCCCTCTGCTGAAGTCCCCGCCAGAACACATGGCTCAATCAAGTCGGGGGGATATACTGCGAAATGCGCCTCCGCATACGGCTTCGGATTTACATCCCAAACACTACGCTTGTTTTTCTTATGATACACTTTTTGTTGTGCCTTGAGCAAACCTTGTTTGGTGTGACTGAATGCTTGGTCTGCACCCTTCTGTGGGATTTTGTTGCCTAATGCTACACCAAGGGTGTCTTCCTTTATCGCTTCATGGTCATAGAAATACTTCTTGTTCTTGGATAGAAGGAAGATGTATTCGTGTGACTTGGTGCAACGATCTCTAACAGACTCAGGCATCACATTTCCTTTGCGCCATATGATGTCTTGTCGCAGATACCAACCATCGGCTCGCAAAGCAAAGGCAAGCATCCAAGGAATGCCAATCAAATCCTTGCTTTTGTAGCCACTGAGTTTGTTGTTCTTGGCAATGACTTGGCCGTTTCGACCTTCCTTGTGCTTGGGATCGGTATGGTCGCCCTTGTGACCAGTCCCGCAATATGAATCACCGATGTTAATCCACAAAGTCCCACTTGGATGTAGAACACGCTTCACTTCTCTGAATACATTCACCAATTTCTCGATGAATTCTTCTGGTGAATCCTCAAGTCCAATTTGTTCATCTTCTCTTGTAGCACCACATTTTCTACATGTTGACTTGAATATCCCGTCACCAACGACATGACCTTGTTCATTCATGTTCTTATGACCTGTAATGGTTGTTTCAGAACGCTTCGAATCTCTTTGGTGGGAACAATCAGGATCGCCACCGACCCATGTTCCCGTTCCATAATCCCTCAATCCGTAGTATGGGGGCGAAGTAATGCAAGTATGAACCGATTCATCAGGAATCATCTTCAAAGTTTTCAGGCAATTGCCAATCAATACGTCGCAACCTTCTCTCACGTTCTTTCTCATCATTTACTACCTCCTTTTTCATCATAATATGGGCATTTGCCAACACATAGACCTTCATGGTATATGGTTGGGCATGTGGGCGTCATGTAGTATCGGTCAATCCCGTGATTGAGATACTTCATAGTTTCAGTGGGCGAATAATCAGACCATTCCAATGAACGGATGAATGCGTGTGTCTTTGTCAACACAATCGAGTTTGATACCTTTGATTCTCTTGGAGGTCGTGCGAAGTTTCTGAAATAATCCATGAGATACATCATGAGATAAGAGCGTGGTTTGTGCGGAGGGTTGCTACCATTTTCACAGGCGGCTTGAGCAAGGCATGGCAACATCGGGATGTTGTTTATCCTCTCAATGTCCACTTCGATGTCCTCCATTTCGAATTGCTTCGTATCAGAATTGTATCTGCCCTTGAACATGTCCACAGAATCTCTTTCTACGATCTCAAGAGGCATACCCTCTCCTTCGTAGAGGTGCATACCTGGCTTTGGCTCTTGAGCCATAGAGGTGATGTGTTCCCATCCTCCTTCTAAATCCTCATGCGTAACAGGAATCCCCCATATCTGTCTTTTGAAATTGAAAGTGTTTGGGATCCTGATGTGCCTGTCCGGTCTGAAAGAAACGACAGGATCGAGAGTCCTCAGATTGTATTGCTTAACCCATTCGTTGACTTTCATCCTGCCTGAGAACAGGAGGTCGGCCATCTTCTCAGGTGGCAACACGTATTCATTGTCGAGTTTCGTCCAAATGTGGAATCCTCCACCAGTGAACCATATCGCATGTTGGTAACGACATCTGTTGAAGTATCTCGACAATG